CTCGAAGTTCACGGTTCCGCCGTTCGAGATCGTGTAGACCCAACCGACGAATCGCCAGTTAAGCGCGTTCCCGGAATTCCCGAGATAGTAGACGCCGTTCACAAGCACAGGCGCGGTCGCCGACAGGCTGATGCCCAACGCCGCGAAGCTCGCTTGGGAGTTTGAGACGTAGCAGTAGTAAAGCGTCGTGACGGCCGGGGCACCTCCGGAGTCCATCCCGGTCGCAGAGATCAGGTTCGCAGTGTTGAGAAGCGTGAAGCCGGACGAGCCGACCGCCACGCGTTCGCCGTTTACCTCGATCGTCTGTCCCTTGTACCTCTTGATCGAGAGTTGGGTCGTACTGTCGACTTGGAGCCGGACGAAGAAGTCCGGCGTCGTCAGGATGGCCGGAGCCTTGTTGTTTCCCTGGGACTCGTATTCGACGGTCATCGGAGGTTCACCGCAGCGTAGCATTTCCCGGCGATCGTCGCGCCGACGTTCTCGAGGGCCGTGCCGACATTCTGGCCGGGCAGGAACGGGCTCGTGTAGCACTGGGTCGGGGTCGCAATGTCGAGCGCGAGGTTGTCGCCGTTCACGGTCCCGGCCTTCGCTGACACGTAGACGCGGCCCTGACGGACGGCGATCGTACGGGAACCGGCCCCGGCCGGAGCGTCGAGCGAGACGCCGTCGACGATCGAGGACGCCACGCAGACCTGATACTGGTTGGCGGTGTTGACGAAGACGGGCTGACCCCGGACAAGCGCCGCCTGCGCGGGCAGGACGTCGTAGACGTCGAGGACTTCCGGCTGGATGTCGTCGTAGCGGGCCGCGTAGGAGCACTTCCAGAGCCGGTAGGTCGCCGGGCGCGTCCCGCTCGCGGTGATTGATTTATTGCCGGAGTTCCCGTTGAAGCGCGTGTGGAACGCCTCGACGCTCGTGTAGGCGGGACCGAACAGCGTGAAGATGTCGCCGATGTAGCAGTGTCGGTAGACGAGGGTCGCGTTCGTCCACGTATTCGTCCCCGCGCCGACGACCGTCTGGGGCCCGCCGATGATCGTGCAGTGCTCGAAGGTGAGCGACGACGGGCCCGTCACGGCGGCCCCGGCGTTCGTCGTCCGGACGAAGTTGAAGTCGCTCTCGAATCGGCAGGAAAAGTACGTGATCGCGCCAGAGACGACGGCGGTCGCGCCGTTCCCGGTCGCGAGCACGACGTTCGACTCGAGCTGGCAAGACATCCCGTAGACGGTGACGGCACCGCTGACGGTCGCCGTCCCTCCGGTTCCGGTCGCCTGGGCGATCCGGCTAAAGGACGGGTAGTGCTCCGCCTGGACGTGGAGCGTCCCGGAGATGGTGCAGGTTCCTCCGGTCCCGGCGAAATCCAGAAGGACGAAACTCGGAGAAACGCCCGCGTTCTTGAAGATGACGTATATGGTCGACGAGCTGACGTTGATCGTTCCTCCGGAGAAGCCACTGGTGACTGTGACGAGGTTGTTCCCCTTCGCGTCGAGGAAAAGATTTCCAGAGACCGTCCAAGTACCGACCGAGACCGCGGTCGCTCCGACGAAGTCCGTGATCGCTCCCTGAAGCTCCATGTCCCGGCCGATGATCTGCCCGGAAATGGTGAGGACCGGGGCGCCTGCGTTCTGGTTCGCGTCGAATCGGATGAACGAGGGGATGCCGCCAGTCAGGGTGGTCGTGGCGGAGTAGATGATGGACCCGCCGTTCATCCGGGATTCCAGGTTGACCAGAAAGAAGTCCGTCGACGGATCTGCCGTGAACGTGGCTCCGCCCGAAATCGTGATCGATCCCGTCATGTCGGATGCCCCCTCGATGGTGACACCGATGACATCGTGACCGACCGCGTCGACCAGGAATCCGGTCGCGGATAGATCAATACTCGCCACGCCCGTGAAGTTCAGCGCCGAGAAGATCTGGATCGTCGGCTTCATGGCGCTAGAAGGAGGATTCGCCCCGTGGCTGATGAAGGTCAAATATCCAGAGGCCAGAGGGGTGCAGGTCAGCGTCGCGGCACCGGAGGCACGCGCGAAGGAGACTGGGAACGGGTTCTTGAGCGCGACGGCGGCGGCCTGCGAGAGCGTCGCCTGGAGCACGATGTAGGCGGCCGGGCCGGTAATGCTGTTCTCGGAGTAGAGTACCGCGCCGCCAAACTCACTGAAGATAGAAATGTCAAGCGCCGAGACGACGACCGCGGCACCTCCGGATGGAGACTCGACGAGTGTGTACGGGAGGTTGTCTCCGGCGGAGTTCGGGATGCCCTCGTTTTTGCAGTAGTAGATGCCCCAGCCCATGAACCCGCGGCGCGCGGCGACCCGCCCGAAGAACTCGCACTTCGAGATCTCGCAGCGGCCGAGGTTGCTGTCGGAGGTCAGGAGGAGGGCGTAGAGCGTCGCGTCCCGGCGGGAGACCGCGCAGTCGTCCACCTTCAGGAGCCCGTAGTCCGTCTTCTGGATCCCGTTTGTCACGTATCCGAGACCACCCCGGATCCAGCAGAACTGCCCGGCCGTGACGTCGATCTTGCCGGTGATCTTGTGGCCCTGGAGGTCGATCTCGACGGGGATCGTCACCAAGACGTCCTCAGTCACGTCCTCCTCGAGCGCGATCCGTGCAGGCTGAATGACATCGACGGAGCTCTCCGCCGAGAAGTCCAAGGACTTGTCGAGCGTCGCGGTCCGGGACGGGCCGATGTAGTCGGAGATCCGGGCCCACTGGGCGACGAGGCCATTCGTCGGCGTCGTGTCGGTGTCGAGGACGTACTGGTTCTTGTAGAAGTTGTTGACAGCCGACTGCCCGGCCTGGAAGACGACGACCCCGGCCTGCGTCCCGGCCTGCGGGACGATCCCCGCGACCGTGACGGCCTGCGCGGACTCCCCGGCCAGAGCGTCGGCGATCGTCCAGTAGCGGCGGCCGGAGCCGCCGACGACCGGCGGCAGGCGCGGGACGCCGCCGATCTTCCGGCTCGCGTACTCGAGGACCGACTGGGTGCTCATGGTCTACTTCTCCCCCCGGATCACCGCGCTGACCGTGGCGGTCTCGACGCCGCCCGTGTTCGTGAGGGCCACGTTGATCTGGTCGCCCGCGGCGAGCGGGAAGTCCGGCGGGAACGCGAACACGTACGCCTGGGCGGCGGCGGACGCCGCCGGCGCGAGGGTCACTTTTTCCACCAGGACGTTGTACGGCGCGCCGAGCGCGTTGAGCAGCGTGATCGAGAGCGTCTCCGGCGCGACCAGCGGCATGTCGAACGAGAGGGTCACGAACCGGGGCGACCAGGGGCCCGGCTGCGCGGAACTCAGGTTCAGGGGACCCGCGCCGAGCGTCTGCTGGCCGCTGTCGGTGGTCGGTATCGGCGGGCCGACCACGACGGTGATCGTCCCAGTGACCGGCAGGGGGTTCAGCGCCGTGATCGGGTTCCCGTCCACGTCGTGCAGGATCACGGGGTGGATGCAGGTCACCAGCGGTACGGGCATCGTCGTCTCCTAGAGCTGGACGTCGGCGGCTTCGAACTCGGTCGCGCCGTACGAGGTCCAGTAGTAGTACCAGCCGAGCAGACCCCGGATCGTGACCGGCACGCCGGACTTGTTCTGGACGTTGAAGGTCAGGTCGGTCGGGCCCTTCACCCGGAAGGCCAAGCCATTCGAAAAGAGGCAGAAGGGGGCCTCCGTCGAGCCCGGGAGCACCGTCGTCCGGCCGTTGATGATCGGCGTCGAGCCGCCGTACGCGAGCGGCGTCTGGTCGTCGAAGATCGGGATGATCGTCCCGGAGTTCTCGAACCAGAACTCGAGCTGGCAGTTGAGCAGAGGCGCGATCGGGGCCAGCTCGATCGCTATCATGGTGACGATCTGCCGCTGCCGGTCCTCGAGCCGCTTGTCGAAGATCTTCGCGGTGCTGCCGGCCGGGACGACCAGGCCGCACTTCGCCTTGATCAAGGTCTTCGCGAACCAGGGCGGCTCGACGTTCGCCGGCCGCTTCGAGAAGACGACGGAGCGCTGGAAGAACTTCTTCAGCGTCTGGAGCCCGAGCTCCTGCTGGCGGGACTCCGACGGCGTCGGGACGAGCGACGGCTCGATGACCGGCGGGGCCGGCCGGGGATCCCCCTGGCCGTAGTCGCGGTAGCCGTGCCCATGCCCCGGGTCGTCGAAGGGGCTCCCGAGCACGCCGTCGCCGGTCGTCGGCGGGGGCGGACGTCGCGGCGGACCGCCCGGAGGCGGCCGCCGACGGGGATCGTTAGGAGGCATAGGAGACCTTTCTCCCTCCGAGCACCATCTTCACCGTGTTGGGCGCGGCCGTCAGGTTGTCCAGCTTGAACTGGACCTGCGTCGAGCGCCGGACGAGCCAGGAGGTCGGCCAGCGGTACGGGAAAATCCCGCCGGAGCCGCCGAGGCCGCCGCCCATGGCGGTCGGGTCGTGCCCGCCGAACATGAGCGACGAGTGGATCTTGTTCCCGGTCAGGCCGCGGTCGTTCGTGCCATCCTTGACGATCGTCCGGAACGGGCCGGTCGACCTCGCGGTCAGCTTGATGATCTCGAGGTCCGTGTCGTCCGGGACCGTCGCGAAGGCGTCGACGTCGGTCGAGCCGGCGCCGCCGGCGGCCGCGAGGATCGGGACCGCGTCGGTCGTCATGAAGTACGTGTAGGTCCGCTCGCGGCGGTCGATGTAGTCCTGGATCTCGTTCCGGACCGGCTTCGGGGCAGCATTCGGGTACATCTTCATGCCGCCGAGCACGAGCTCGACGATCCGGGTATTAGCGAGGTCGTTGTTGATGAAGGTGACGTTCAGCGACTGGACCGCCGGCAGGAAAATCGTCTCCGCCAGGATGTACGGGCGGCCTCCGTCGCCGGCGCAGGCGATGAGCGGCACCAGCTTCCCCTGCGGCATGAAGATCTTCCGCTTCCCGGGGTGCTCGAGGAGCCAGTCGATGTCGTAGTCCTGGACGTCGGCGCCGTTGGCGTCGGTCACCCGGACCTTCACGTAGAAGATCTCGATCGGGCCGTCGTACCGGGCCGACATCGGGAAGGGCCCGACGTTCGCGCCGGCCGGGAGCGAGACGAGGTTCGCCGGCACCGAGCTCGACTTGTCGATCGTCAGCTCGAAGGGCTGGATGTAGTCCTTCGCCGGGTTGATGTAGACGGAGCCGGTCTTCGGGTCGCGCTTGAAGGTCTCGATCTGTGCCCAGGACATCTCAGGTCTCCTTTCCGAGCTACTCCAGCAGGGAAAGGCGCGCCGCGAAATTACGGCGAGCCGGTCGCGCTGTCGTCGGTCGAACGCATCAGGGGACGCTCCCCGTACGGGAGCGTCCGGAGTTCCGTTCTACCGCACTGAAATCAAATACGTAAGTACTTGATTTCCAGTACCTTAAACTCCTTTATAAAGAATTCCCCGGATGTACCACTTGAACAGCAGGTTCCCGGTGATCCCCGCCAGGCCGGCCGGGAAGGAAATCTTCACGTTGAAGGTTTCCGTCGAGTTGATGTGGAGCGCACGACCGCCGATGTCGAAGCGGTACATGTTCTCCGACTGTCCCAGGCCGATGTGCGGGAAGTCCGTGACCGACACGCCTTCCGTGTCGATGCCGGAGGGGATGTCCTCGATCGGGACGGTCAGGAAGAACGAATCCTGGCCGAAGATCACCTGGGAGATGCCGGCGGCATACACCAGGTTGAAGTTGCCGACCGAGACCTGCTTGGTCGGCGGCGTCACGATCGTCCCGGCGTTCTGCGTCAGCAGGCGCGCGTTGTGCGCGTACACGTCGAACGACTGGGGCGTGCCCAGCTGGGACGCCTGCGTCATATTCGTGTGCAGCAGGGTCTTCCGGTTTCCGTCGTTCAGCGTCTGGCCGACGGGCTTCGCGAAGAGCACGAACTCCGTGCCCGGACCCGAAGCGAGGATGACTTCGGAGTCATACCTCGGCTCCTTGTACGACCTCACGACGGCCGCCGGCAAGCCCTTCGTGATCTTGTAGTCAGGCTGTTACTTTACGGACCTATCTCTCGATAGGCGGAGGGACCGCTTCGGATCCCTCTCTCACGGTTCTCGTTCCCGTGAGTTCAGACTGTCGCACGCCCGTTTCCGGGCTCCTCTCGCTCAGTCGTTCAGCGTTCCCGGTACCGCGCACATTCAGCTTCGCGCACTCTTCGTACAGGTGCGCGCGGTACGCTCGCTCGCTGTCCGTGAGTCGACTTCTGTCTCCATTCTTCCGGATCCTCGAACGGAGCTCCATGACGAGCTCCGCCTGGCGGTCCTTCAGAACGAGGTACGAAGAGACTTCGCGGAGGACATTCTCAGCGAGGCGATCACGAAGGCCGAGGCGGTAGACGATCTTCTGGCCGTTCACCAGCTTCCGGCGGTCCGGCACTTTCGACCCCCCAACACGCTCGCTGATCCAGTTGAGCAGCTTCAGGTTCGTGTTGGACACTTCCACGGAGGCAACGTAGTACACCTTGTCTCCGTGGTTGAAGAGTCGGACGATCGACACGGTGCCCTCACCGTCGATTATCCCTGCCAGGTACGCCTTCTCGGTTTCCTTCATCACAGGATTCGCCCTTGTCGGCCTCTCAGCTTCCAAGTCCATCAGAGAGGATTTTACATCCCCAATACAAAACGTCTAGGGATGAACGACCTGGATGCCCCCGGCGGGGGCCCCGTTTCCGTTCGCCATGGTCAGTTCCTTTCGAGAACTCGTGCCGTTTTCCGGACGGCGGTGACATACCGCGAGGCTCTCGCCATACGTCCGCGGGACAGGGACGGCAACCACAAGACCCTGTTCCCTGATCGGCGCTCCACTCGGGAACCCCGGTCAGGGAGGTCTGGGCCCTGGAAGACCCAGACCTCCGACCAGAAGGAGTCGATAGCCTTCGTTTAGAAGCGCTCCGGGAGGTCCCGGCCTCCGAACTCCGCATCCGCGTCGCCCATGCCGGCGCGAGCGGCCGTGGCCTCACTCGAGGTCAGGTAGGCGGACATCCCGCCGTGGCCCATGCCACGCTGAGCCGCCTCGGACTCGTTCATCGTCAGGTACGCCGACGAACCGGCGGGCTGCAGGTACGCCGCGCTGCCCGCGGGCTTCAGGTACGCCTCGGACACGCCGGCCGGCTGGAGGTAGTAGGACATCCCCTCCTCGGTCGACTGGGGTCCGCCGCCGCCCTGGAGCTCCTTGAGGACCTCGCGCTCGATCGCCTTCCGGAAGGCCTCGGCCTCCGGGCCCTCGCCGAGCGTCGGGATCCACTGAGCCGCCGCGGTGCCCTTGACGACCTCGGACACGCCCTGCCACAGCGTGGCGAGGACCGTGCCGGTGACCGCCCGGACGCCCATGGACTTTCCGCCGAGCATCCCGAGCAGCAGGCTGCCGGCCAGGCCGGCCCCGAGGACCGCCGGGGTCCTGGCCCACTGGGTGTTCAGCGCGGGGAAGCACGCGGTGAGCGCCTTCATGCCGGCGAGAGCTCCACCGAAGCCCAGGCCCGTGTGGAAAGCCGTCTCGATCGTGTCGCCGGAGAACGCCTCACGGACGAGCGATTCGATCGCCCCCATCGGGTTCGACAGAAGGCTGACCCGACGCCGGCCGGGATTCGACCTGTACCGACGGCGGGAGTAGTGACGGGGATTCGCCGAGTACCGGCGACTACGCCGGCGCGGCGGGTTGTTCGCCAGGTGCCAGCCCTGGCCGCGCCGGTAGTGGTGCAGCCGGCGGCCGGGAGCCCGGCTCTTGTACCGACCGCTCCGACGGGAGCGGAACAGCGGATTCGCCATCACCCGACGGCGACGGGAGCTGGTACGACGACGACGCGAGCCGGAACGCTTCCGGCGCTTCGGGACGACGCGTCCCGAACTGAAGTAGGGAGCCGACGCGATGAGCCGCCCGCGGTACTTGATGAAGCCGCGGGGGTTGGCGGCCCGTCTGCGCCGCCGCACCTTCATGCGAGCCATGTGTGTCCTCCTCGCCCTCGCGGGCGGTCTATGCCGAGCCGCGGTTACACGCCGCGGCGGATTCCCAGGGTTTGCGAATACGAGCGCTCCGATCATGTGTCACCTAACCTCTCAGCCAGTCCCGTGCCTTCTGCCCGGTCCCGAGGGGCATGATCAGCGCGCGTCCGGTCGCGGTCGCGAGGAGCGGGACGGCGCGACGTCGGCCGCTACCCTCTCCCCATTTGTGCCGGTACAGGACGTCCCCCTTCTTCGAGCCGCGCGGCGGCTTGTAGATCGTCTCGTCGGTCGTCCCGTACTGGACGAGCGACGTGACGGAGTCGATCCGGTTCTTCGAGCCCATCGGCAGGACCATCCACTCGACGTACTCCGGATGCTTGTTCGCCTCGGTCTGGAGCTTCAGGCCAGCCTCGAACTCCCGGATCAGCTCCCGGTTCCTTGTCGACCGAACCCAGGCGCGGGCCTGCTCGACCGGAATCTTCTGGCCCTTCCGCCAGGGGATCCTGGTCGGCGGGTTGTTCGCGAGGACTAGCCCGCGGCGCGAGGCGCGGGTCGACGAGACGTTGACAACGACCGGGACCTGGCGGATCCGGGTCGTCCCGCCGGTCCGCCGGCGCGACGAGTCCTCCCAGCCGCGCTCGAGGAGCCCCTTCACGTTCGGCCGGAGCGAGTTCCAGGAGTAGAAGCAGAGCGTCTCGGCGGAGTCCCGGACGACGCCGGCGATCTCGAGGAGCTCCTGGCGCTGGCCGTGCGTGAGCCGGTCCCAGACCGACGCGAGCGGCGGGTTCTTGAGCGAGAGACCGGCCCGGTAACCTCTCCGGAAGACGGTCTCTGCGCCCGGGTGCTCCTCGCGGTCCGGTCCGTGGATCTTCGCGGCCCAGGCCTTGCCGACTGCCCGGCCGGCCAGGAAACTCCGGCCGTGGTGCGTCGCCTCGCTCTTCATGTCCTTGAGGTCCCGACGCGCTGAGCGCAGCGTGTCAGCGGCCTCGGCGCGCGTGAGCGGGTTCACCTTCATGCCGCGCTTCCGGGCCATGCTGTACGCGATCGCGACAGCCTGTTTCTGCGGGTAGCCCTCACCGACGAGCTTCTTGATCTTCGTGGACATGAAGACACGCGCGGCCCGACTCGTCCCGGGATTCGCCGCGAGCATGACGGTCTGGAGAAGCGGGTTCGGCCGGACGAAATCCGGGCCGTACTTCCTCACGACGTCAACCATGCCGTCCGACCGGCCGAGGTGGAAGCCTCGGATGCCCGGCTTCTTAGCCAGCACACCCATCTTCGCGTCACGGGTGGCCTGTTCTGCGATCTCGCGACTCTCGGCGACGGTCAGCGGGTTCCGGCGGCCGTGCCGGTGACGCGGGTTGCTGCAGACGCCTGGGTTGCAGCGTGTCGGGTGAATCTCCTCGGTGATCCCAAGCGTGCGGATCATCCCGACGTGCAGCTGATGACCGACCTTGTACCCGCGGATGTCGAGGAAGACGATGTACGAATTCCCGGTCCGCGCGGCGAGCTGCCGCGCCTTCGCGACGCAGGCGGCGATCGCCTCGTTCCCCATGCCCGTCGCCTTCTTCGTGTAGACGACGGAGCCGGTGTTGGACTCGATGACGATGAAGGACGGCGGACTCTGGACCGGCTCGCCGCCCTTCCGGTAGTGGCTGACCACGGTCCGCGTGGCGGTGTCGATGTCGACGCCGCCGGCGAGTTCGAGCTTGATGTCCCGAAAGATCTTCGGGATGTCCATGACGGAGACCTGGACGCCCTGCGCGTGCCGGTAGTAGGACGCCTCGATCTGCTTGTCGAGAGCTCGCTCCGCGCCGGCACGCGTCCGGGGCGGATTCGTCGACGTCCTCGACGAGCCGGCCTTCTGACCGACCATCGAGCGAAGCCTGGCCATGTGGGCCCGCGCCTCGGGGGATCCCTTACGTAGCCTCATGCGGCCCTCCGGGAACGACGGCGGACTCCGACGAACGGCTGGTTCGCGTAGACGCGCCGGCGACCTTCACCGCGCGTCGCGAACCACGAACCGACTGCCGCGGCGGAGACCGCGCCTGCGACCATCGCGAGCACAAAGGCGACCGAGAACTTCGGGAGGACGTCCGTGATGAACATGTCCTTGAGGGCCGGCGTCGCCGCCGTGACCATGGACTTCAGCTGCGGGGTCATCGCCGTCGCCACGGAGCTCGAGACCGGCGAGATTAGGGACGAGAAGACATCCCCGATCGGGTTCGAGCCCGTCGTGTCGTCGCCGAGACCTCTTCGCCTGATGATCATTTTCCTCTAGGCCGCGTAGGCGACGTTCCTCCGGCGGACCTGTATCCGACCGCCGACGTTCCGGCGGTACCGGCGGGTCGTCCCACGCCGAGCACCGGAGGTGCCTTTCCGAGTCATCATGTAGATTCCGCCGCTGACGACGATCGCAGCGCCGAGCAGCATCCCGGGAGAGAGGTACCAGGGGGTGGGTGCGGACGGCGGCTTGATCCCGAGCTTCCCGAGCGCGGAGTTGTACGCGCCCCCGAACTTCGAGAGAATCCCACCGGCTGCGAACGCCGGGGCGACACCCTTCACGACGCTCGTGATCGCGTCCCAGACGTTCGCGCCCGCCGTGCTTGCTGCGGCCGGCTTCTGTTGGGCCGCCGCCGCGACCACGAGCGGCGAGGCCGGCGGCGCGCCGGGCTTCGCGCTCGCGGCGATCTGCGCGTTGGTGACGGCCTCCTCGTCGGAGACCGCCGGCTGCGAGCTCGGGGTCGTGTCGAGGTTGAAGACCGCCGTCGACAGGTCGGCGGTGTCGTCTCCGGCCCCGGCCGCGACCGGCGTCGGCTCCATCATGATCGCGTTGCCACGCAGGATCGTCAGCGGCTGTGCCATGGCGACATGCTCCTCTCGAGGTGCCGGCTCCGTCGGGTACTTGATGCTGTAGTAGTCCCGGAGCGGCGAGTACAGGATCTGGGTCCGGTCCTGGTTCCACATGGAACCGGGCGGATAGTGGAGTTCCTTCGTGTAGATGTACGGCTTCTTGTCCTGGTAGTTCGGCCTCGGGTAGACGATGTCCGCGTAGTCGCCGAAACGACGGGTCGGGCTCTCCGGGAGCGCCTTGTTCAGGAGCTTCGAGTTCGCCTCGACGTCCGGGGCGTTCTCCTGCGGGCCGTTCGGGACCAGGTTCTCGTAGCTCCCGCCGTCGATCGGCGGAATGACCTGGTCGCCCTCCCAGCCCTTCGTGATCCCGTAGCCGTAGTACTCGTACGGAACGTAGTCGCGGTCGTCCGGGCGCTGGTACGCGCCGTGGACCGGAGGATTCTCGTGGCCGTCTCCGAGGCCGGGGACGATCCCCTTGAGCGTCGACTCGATCGGCTCCTCCTGCCAGCGGCGGAAGTTCTCCGGCGCGACCGGCGGCCGCCAGCCCGGGACGGTCCCCGGCGTCGACGGGTCGAGCGGCCACCACTCGCCGTCGACCCAGAAGGCGTCCCAGACGTGCGAGAACTCGTCGGGCCGCTGGGCGTCGGTCTTCGCGGTCTCGAAAGCGTAGTGAAATCCGAGCACGCCGGCGAGCGAAGCGAGGAAGACGCCGGCCAGCGTGTCGCAGTCGCCGATGAAGAGGCCGGGGCCCTTGTATTTTCCGGCCAGGCGGGCCTGTATGACCGGCCGCATTGCCTCGATCGGGTGCTCGATCTTCTCGATCTGAAATGGGTCGCGCTGGAAGATCCCGTGCTTCCGGACGAAGTCGAAGACGGCGGCGAGCGTCTGCTTCGTCGAGCCCCGGTAGTCCTGAGGAACCGAGAGGCGGATCCAGGTCGCCATCTTCTGGATCGTCGGGTCGAGCTTGCCGAGCGCGACAAGCTTGTGCATGTGGGCGATGGTGCTCGCGGTGCCGTCGACTCCGCGGGAGAGCGGCTCGACCGTCGTCGTTTCTGCCACGGCAGACCCTCGATGCGAGGACCGCGTGGGCGTCGGGGCCGTGCGGGCCCGCTAGATCTGCCCTACCGTCAGGGAGGACTCAGAGATCTTGACGAGGAGGCGCGCCTTGCAGCGCTTGCAGATGAATTTGAGGCCGGATTCGCCATGTCCGAAGATCCGTTCGCAGATGAAGTAACCACACTTCGGACACCGTGCCTCTTGTTCTGCCACGCCTCGGTCGTCTGACCTCTTCGTTTCCGACATGACCGTTTCAGTCCTGTTCGAGGACGGCGTGGGCGCGGCGGCCCGAGGTCTATGAGCGTGACAGCTCGTTACAGAATGAATCGTATGCCCTTGCCCGAACACTGTCAAGCGCTTTCGGTGAAATAGTTTTCAGCGTCGCCGAGTCATCGGCTTGAGCGTGTCGAAGATGTACTCGAGCCCGCGCTGGCGGGCCGCCGTCCGGAGATCCTCCCGGAGCGCCCGCCACTCCGCGGCGGCGTGATCCATCGACTCGGTAACGTCGTCGAGCGTCGCGATCAGACCGTCCTTCGGGTGCGTGATCGCGACGAAGAGTTTCTCGCTGATCTCGGCGAACCGTGCGGTCTGTCCGAGGTACTGCTCGAAGACATGCATGAACGCGAGAAACTTCTCCGGAGGAGGTTGCTCCTGTCCTTCGACACTCATAGGTGTTACTGAGCGAGTGATGGTTTGGATGTCCCGTTTATAGGCTCTGATAGAGCGCGTTCAACGGACCATCCGTAACGATTAAGTCTGGCAGAGAGAGTTCCTTGGTGTACCCCGAGAGTTCTCGACCACTCGGTGATCGTCTTTCTGTCCCCACGGAACTCTAGAATTCTGCTGCTTCGTTTATTCCTACTCTGCTCGGCACGGGTCGCCCATACACAGTTGTCCGGGCCGTAACCTAGTTCATTATTTTGTCTCTCGAGAGTTTTTCCTGGAGGCCTACGACCCATGTCCGAAAGAAAGTTTTCAAAAGACATCCACCGGTCACACACTGTGATCCCACGACCTCCGTAGTTTTTGTAGTCGGGGGACGTCTTTCTCCTGCAACGAGTGAGCATGTGCTGCCACGTCTGGTATTCCGGTGTGACTTTTCCTCCGCACGAGTCTCCGTGTCTACGATTTCTGATAGAGGAGGCTTTATCACGGAAACAACCGCACGACTTTGTTCTTCCGAGAACTAGATTCGATTCTATGACGAACTTCATTTTTCCGCAGGAACACACGCAGATCCAGCGCCTTGATTTGTTAGAGACGTGAGAAAAGGTTTCGACAGTCCAATGTCCAAACACTTTTCCGGAGAGGTCGATCACTTCTAAGTTCCTTTTGATTTTTCCTCTTCTAACTCCTGACGGAAAGTATCTTGCGCGGTTACAAGGACTCTGGTCAGCCACTGCTTCGCCTCCGGAGTGTTCCCGATGACCTTCATCTTCTCTAGGAGCTCAGGGGTCGCGTGCGGCGCGAGCAGGGCCTCGAGCTCCTGGCCGTTCGTGACCTTCAGGAACTGGTCGAGGATCTCGTCGTCGAGGCGGTCGAGGATGTCGCCGACGATGAACGTGTCCGGCGGGCAGCCGCGCTCGATGTCCTCGATCGCGACCTTGACGATGAAGTCGACGGCCTTGCGGCGGTCGTAGCCGCGGGCGGTCGGTCCGGGCGGGACGTCCATGCTCTCCTCCTGTGCCTGGGTCTTCGCGGACGGCGAAGCGGGCTGTGGCTGGACGGGGGCCGGCGGCTGCTGCTGTGCCGTCGGCGCGTTGACGACGCCGTCGGCCGTCGCGACCCGGGCGGCCGGGGCGGCGGGCTTCGTGGCCGGCGGGGGCAGAGCCGGCTGCTTCGCCGGTCCCGGCAGGGCCGGGGCGGCCCCGGGCGCGCCCGGCTTGAAGAGCCAGCCTTGCTTCGTCCAGTTCTCGATGGTCGCCTTCGTCATCTTGATCGCTTCCTCCTGGACGGCCTTCGCAGCCTCCTGAGGAGTCATCCCCTTCGTCGTCCCGTCGGTCTCGAACTTCTTCTCGATCCAGGTCTTCGCGAGCGGGACCATCTCCTTGATGGCGAAGCGGATCGTGTCCTCGTCGGACATCTCGCCGCCGCCTCGGCGACTGTCGCCGCTAGAAATACGGTCCATCATCAGCTCGAACATCATGTCTTCGAGCTTTGCAGACTTCGAGCTGTTTTCCCCGAAGAGGCTCTTGTACTTCGACAACTTGTCGAGCATAGCGTCTTCGTCGGTGCCCTTTCGGTTCCCGCCGGTCAGGGCCGGCACGAGCGCCGTCATAAGCGCGTTGAACTTGTTGTCGGCGGAGGTGATCAGCGCCGTCAGGAGCGAGTTGTCCTGCGCCGGCGGGGTCGCCGGCTTGTCGACGAGCTTGAGGACCAGGTTCTCGAGCTTCTCCATCCGGCTCTCCCAGCGGTCCTCCTTCGACTTCTCGCGTTCGGTCCGGTCCCGCTCGGCCAGCTGCCGGCGGAGCTCCAGGACCTCCTCAGACGCCGGCTGCTCAGCCTTCTTCTTCGTGGCGGCGTCCATCTCCTCGAGCTGGGCGAGGGCCTGCTGGGCCTCGAGGAGCTCGGCCTTGTCCTTCGCCATCTCGACCTTCCGCTTGATCGCCGCCTTCGCGATCGCGAGCGGCGAGTCGTCGAGCTTCATGGTCGGGTCGGTCGTGCCGGTCACGAGTCCGGTCCGCGGGTCGTAGGTCGGCGTCCCGGCGGCGGTCGGCGCGCCGATCCGCTGTCCCTCCCAGAGCGGCTCGTCCTCCTGGTCGTTCTCGATCGTGAAGGCGTCGATCATCTTCAGTTCGCCGTTGGGAACGTTCGGATGGATCGTGACCTTGAAGGTCTTCGCGCCGAAACGGTCGAAGACCTCCTCGCAGAGACGGTCGAGGATCTGCGGGCACTGCCAGCGGCCCGGGACCTTGTGGTCGACCTTCTGGCCGGCCCAGCGGGTCGGGTAGATCCGCTGGACCGTGAGCATGTTCTTCGGGTCAGCGAGCAGCTTCGTGATCCGGGCGATCTCCTCGCTCTGCTCGCGGTCCGCCTCCGGCTCCCGTGGCTCGGCCTGGCGGCCGCCGGAGAGACGCTCCGCGACGTCCTTGACGGAGCCGCGCAGGCGGACGTCCGCCTGGACGTCCCCAGTCTTGCCGTTTCCGGGAGTCTCCGTGGCCGTGGATACGGCCGGATCCTTCGGATCCGACGGATCGCCTGCGGTGTCAGCTGGACGGCGCGGATTGCGACTCATGCAGGATTCCCTCGATTATCTTCAAGTCGTTGATGAAGCCCGTGAACTGGTGGAGGCCGCACCGGAGGTGGATCGACTGGCCGCCGTTGCAGATCCGCCCGAGCGCCTTGTGCCGCTCGAACCGGATCGCCTGGCCGGTCGCCATGTCGATCGTCCGGACGTCCGAGAGCGGGCAGGTGAACTCCTTGTCGAGGTCCTTCGGCTTAGCCATCCCCTGTAGGTTATTATATATTAGGAAAAAAGCAAGGGATGCTTGACAATTAGACAGAGAGCGCTATACTCCCTACGTGCTGATCGACCTGTCGAAGTTCCCGAATCCCTCTGTGTCTGGCACCGTCAGTCCACGCCTTGTGGTCGATCAGCACAATCGCCTGCGGGCAGCGGGTGAAGCGGTGCCAGACTCAGAGCGGTTCGCCTGACCGGCGGGGTGGGAGGAACCCCCGTCGGCCGGGTCGTTCGGAGAGAAGTGTAGGAGGGCCCATGGGTACGGCCAGAAGGACTGTCGTCGAGGCCGCTCGGGCGCTGCTCGAGGTCTGCGACGGCGCGGTGAGCCGCGACGACCACGGCTACAACGGCGTCGACGCCCCGTTCGTCCGCCGGATCTTCGAGAACCAGGAGTTCATCAGCCGGAAGCAGGCCGATACGCTGCACCGGCTGCTCGAGAAGTACACCAAGCAGCTCGCCGGCCTCGGATTCAACTACTCGAACCTGTCGGTCCAGGGCGGGCCGACCAACTACGAGAAGCCGGCGTCGGCGCAGCCGGAGTACGAGCTCAGCGTCATCGACTTCGAGCCCAGACCAGAGCAAACCGAACCTCTCCAGAGCAAGGCCGTGAAGGGAGCACCGGGGACAAACCGCGAAGCCCAACGTGCGACCGAAGGGAGTCGAAGCGCCAGGGTGGAGGCCGCGCCGCAGGCGCTCTCCCCCTGGCCCTTCACGGCCGAGCAGCTGATCGCGAACTTCACGCCCGGCAAGACGCCCCGGCCACAGCAGATCACCTTCCTCGAGAAGGCCGCAGCTGCGTTCGCCGCCGGCAAGAGATTCGTGGTCGGCGAGATGCCGACCGGAGCGGGCAAGACCGACGCCTGCAAGACCGTCGCGAACGCGCTCCGGTCGATCGGACAGAAGACCTTCATGCTCACCTCGCAGAAGATCCTGCAGGACCAGTACACGGCCGAGTACCCCGCGCCGGACATCGAGCCGCTCAAGGGCCGGGCGAACTACGCCTGCACGCACCCCGAGGCCTCGGACGGCCAGCACGCCGCGGACGGCGAGTGCCGGCGGAAGAACAAGGGGATCCTGGTCGAGTGCCTCTCCGACGACGCCGAGTCGATCGCCGCCACGTTCGACGCGACGCCGGTCCAGGCGGCCGTGGCCCTCGCGCTGCCGTCCACCTGCCACCGCTGCCCGTACTGGGAGCAGCTCCAGAAGTGCCACGACTCCGCGATCTCGCTGTTCAACTTCTCGTCGTTCCTCTTCCAGCAGCGGATCGGCCGGTTCGCGCACCGCGCTCTCATGATCATCGACGAGGCCCACAACGTCGAGACGCAGCTCGTGAACTACGTCTCGATGGAGCTCACGGAGTGGACGCTCTCGATCATCGACGTCCGGATCGACCGCGAGATCTTCACGAAGGAGGCCTTCGTCGTGTGGATGCGCGACACGGACATCCTGGCGAAGATCGCCAAGCGCCTGAAAGATGTTGATCAGGCCTCCGACGACGTCCCGGAGGACCTGACGCAGGCCGAGACCGACGCGCTCAAGGAGCTCGACGGGAAGCTCGCCAATTTCCTGGCGTTCCTGGACAAGACCGAGTGGGTTCTGGAGGTCGTCAAGTACAACGATAAGCGGACCGACGACGAGCGGAAGAAGATCGTGGCCCGGCCTCTCTACGCGAAGGACTTCGCGAAGGACCTGCTCTTCAAGCACGCCGACCGGGTCATCTTCATGTCCGCGACCATCCTGGACATCGACGTGTGGTCCCGGAACCTCGGCATCACCCGCGACGAGGTCGAGCTCGTGGTGACCCCCTGCGACTTCCCGGTCGAGAACCGTCCGATCTACAAATCCTACGCCGGGAACATGGGCTACAAGTACTTCACCGAGGAGCAGAATCCACGGGATCCAACCCAGCCGAAGTTCCTCACTCGGGTCCAGGAGATCATCGACCGCCACGCCGGCCAGCGCGGGATCATCCACTGCCATTCGTTCTCGCTGTCCAAGCTGCTCTTCCAGGAGATTCAGACCGACCGGTTCCTCTTCCAGGAGCACTTCGACTCGAAGGACGACATGCTCGCTGAGCACGCGCGCCGGTCCGACTCCGTGATCGTCGCGCCGGCGATGCACGAGGGTCTGGACCTGAAGGGCGACCTCTCCCGCTTCCAGATTATCGCCAAGGTCCCCTGGCCGAACATGAAGGACCGGATCATCGCCGAACGGATGAAAAGGGACGCCCAATGGTTTAGCTGGTTAACCGGACTGAAAATTGTTCAAAGCTACGGACGTTCAATTCGGTCAAAAACAGACTGGGCAATCACATACATTTTGGATTCTGGATTTGAAGCTTTCCTATGGAAAAATGGAAATATGCTCCCAGATTGGTTTAAGGAGGCTCTACGCCCTGGAGTTCCAAAGGAAATTCGGCATGACTAATACAAAAAAAAGATCTGAGGCAATACGTCTATACAAAGACGGAAAACTCAAGATCCGAGAAATATGCTCTCAACTAAGCCTATCTCTATCAACCTTTTGGTACTGGCTGAATAAAGAAAACACATCGAAAAATAGAAGTGGAGTTGGTGGATGGAGGATGCCAGAAGGATTTGGAAGTAAAGTTTCAATTCGAGTTAGAGGAAAAAAACACTGGAACTGGAAAGGAGATAAGCTCCTTAGGAACTGCGCTAACTGCGGAAATCAATTCAGGCTGACACACAACAGAAGAAAAAACCTAAAAAGGGGGCTCGTATTCTGCTCTAAACCATGTTCCGATAAATACCAAACAGAGGACCGTCACCCATCACATAGAGGTTCCTACGGATACGCAACCGCCGTTTCAATCGCTAGACGCTCTAAAAGGGAGTGGTCAATCACCATAAGCGAGTGGAAGGAATTAAGAAAACTTCCGTGTGAATATTGTGGTGGCCCAAGGTCTGAAAATGGAGTTGGTTTAGATCGAAAAGATAACTCAAAAGGATACTCGATAGGAAACGTCGCTCCATGCTGCCCGACGTGCAACTACGTAAAACGCGACGAATTCACTTACGAAGAAATGGTTACTGTTTTAGGCCCAGCCATAAAATCGATATTTGATTCGAGAGAGCAGGTGCGGCGGTGAGCTTCCCGGTCGTCCACGTCTGCGGCTGGTGCGGGCGCTGCACCGGCCTGGACTCCGACCGGACGCTTCCGCCCGGCGAGCACGTCGCGAAGATCAACGTCTCGAAGGAGATGTGCAAAAAGTGTAAGAGACGGTTCACCGAGGAAATGGAGAAGAAAGAAGGAGAAACAGATGTTCCAAAAAGCCCAGCGGGTCCGCCGGCACTTCAAGGTCGCCCTGTTCGGAAAGTGGAAGACCGGGAAGACTCGGGCGGCGCTCAGCTTCCCGAAGCCGGCCGTGATCGACACGCACCGGGGGACGGACCTGTACGACCAGAAGTATGACTTCGACGTCTTCCACGCGACGACCTGGAAGGAGATACAGGCTCCGATCGAGTGGCTCCAGCGGAACGCCGCGAAGAGCGGCATCGAGAGCCTGGTCATCGACGACATCTCGACCATCTACGACGACCTGATCGCCGAGGTCTCGGCCTGGCGTCAGAACAAGTCCGGCTCGAACGCGCCGCTCAACCAGGGCGACTGGGGGATCATCAAGCGGCGCTGGAAGGCCTTCCTGAACCTGCTGCTCCGGCTCGACCTGAACGTCGTCCTGGTCACGCGCGAGAAGGACGAGTTCGAGGAGACGAAGAACGACCAGGGTCAGGACGTCCGGAAGCGGACCGGGAACATGCTCATGGACACGGACCGGCAGACCGCCTACCTGTTCGACTTCATCCTGTACATGTACACCGAGGACAACAAGAAGAAGCAGCTCTCGCAGCACTTCGTTCGGATCGACGGGACGCGGCACGAGAAGCTGCCGAAGTACTCCGTCCACGACATCACCGGGAAGCGCATGTACGCGGCGATGTTCGAGCCGATCAGCGCGGAGGTCTCCCAGGGCGCGGCCGTGCCGCAGACCGACGCAGAGGCCGAGGTCCAGGCCGCCGACGCGGCGCTCGCGGTCACGCCGGGAGCCCCGGAGGATCCTCCGGCCGGACCGCTGCCGAACCCTGCGTCGCCGGAGGAGAACGTCGAGGAGCTAGGCCAGTTCTTCGGTCTCGTCAAGCCGGACGACTCTCAGCCGGAGGCGACGCAGGAGGACCGGAAGGTCCTAATGACCCGCTGGGGCGAGATCCGCTGGCCGGACCCGAGCAAGAAGTGCCGGCGGCAGAACTGTCGGGAGAACGGGCACGCCCATCCGTACGTGAGCGCCGCCGAGGGGAAGTCCCTGATCCGGAGCATGTACGACGTCGAGTCGACCAAGGAGCTCCGGAAGCCGCAGGTCGACTTCCTGTACGCGGAGTTCGGAAAGGTCCTGTCCGGGCTGGCCTTCATGGATCGCGACGGCCAGGGAACCGTTTACATCGCGACCCCGGGGGGTACGACGGAGGAGGAGGTACGCGCGAACGTCCTGAAGTGGGAACGAGAGTAACTGGCTCTGGGGTGAGGGAGTTGTACCGGAACGTTCATTTTTGTATGGTTTGTTTGTAAAGAGTGAAGGAGATCGATCATGACGCATCCCGACAACCCGTTCGGTGAATTCGAGGACGACTTCAAGAACACGGAGAAGGCGGAACCGGGGGCAACGCCAGGTCGTGTACCCGAGGAGACGTACAAGTTCGTCCTGACGTCCGTGGATCTGAAGGAGGACGGTGTCCTCGTGGACAATGAAGTCATCGTCGCGAATACCGGCACGAAAGGCTTCAAGCTCTTCTGTGAGATTCTGGAGCCTGAATCCGTCCTAAACGCGAAGACCGGAGAACCACACATCACAAAAGGAGCGATTCTCGACCGTGTCTGGTGGATCACAAAGAAAACTCTTCCGTATGTGAAGAGAGACCTTTCGACCATCCTCGGCCGAGACATCGGAAGTCTGATCGAGGCGACTTCGATCACCTGGGCCGGCCGGACTTTCGAGGGCGTTGTCCAGGACGACAAGCGCGACGGCATCGTTCGTTCCAGGATCGAGCACATCAATCCATGGGCCCCGCCCGCAGAACCCGGTCCGAACCCGCACGGCGCGGCGACATCAAGCCCGGCGAAGGGCGCGGACCCGAAAGGCGGGCCGGCGAAGTCCACCGCGGCCGCGAAACCGTCGGGCCCGGCGAAGACCGCCGCCGGCCCGGCGAAGCAGGCCACGCAGTCGGCCGCGAAGCCGGGAGGTGCGAACTCCGACTTCTAGCGCGTACCCAGGGGGAGCATCCCCTCCCCCTTCTCTCCATGCTGCGGACGCGGGTCCTCCTCCCATATCTCCCCGCGTCCGCAGCGACGGGGTGAACCGACTAAGACGGGTGGGAACGCACTGGTAGAGAGGGTTCAATGGCTGACACGCTGCCGGAGCCGGTCGCTTCGGCACAGTTCGTACGGGCGCTCTGGGAGATCGCCCCGGCCGACTGGATCGTCGAGTTTAACTTACTCCAGTACCGTCCGACACTGGAGAAGCACGACGACCAGCGGATGCGGGCACTCTTCTACACGGTCGGCCAGGTCCTCTCCGACTGGCCGACGATCGCCAAGCAGCTCGACCACCTGAATCGAACCCAGGTCGAGAATATCCACCACGGTGTCAACCCACGCTTCCGCAGGCCACGAAAGCACGGGAAAAATCCGGATGTTTCTCATTACGTCGCCGCCTGGGTCGACGTCGATTTCCATGGGAACGAGGAGGGGATCCGGAAAAAGTTCTATGAGACCGTCGAAGATCTCCGGGCCAGAGGACTTGGGCCGTCCGTCATTATCGAATCAGGACGTGGCCTACACGCCTACTGGCTCTTCGACAAGCCGTACCCAAATGAGCTAGCCCGTCCAGTCTGCGCCGGGATCCAGGGTTACTTCGCGGACTCCGACACGATCCACGACCCACGCCGAATCCTACGGCTCCCTGGCTTTCTGAACCTGAAAGAGCCGAAAGACCCAAAGCACTGCACGGTCGCCGAGGCGACCTGGGAGCGCTTCCCGATCGGACGTTTCCAGGAGTTCGCAGTCGCGGACCTCAAGAAGAGCAAGGAGGATCTCGAGCTCGAACAGGAGGAAAAGGAGCGATCAAAAATCTCTTCATCATCGTCGCGCGACCCGAAGATCGAGGAGATTAAGGGCGGCGTCGACGAGTCCGGAGGCCCATACGGCGGACGACACCTGTCCGCGGTAGCGCTCGCTGGGCACTACTGCGCGAAGCTCAAGACAAAGAAACTCGCTCTCTACGCGATCACCGACTGGAACAAAAAGAACCGGCCGCCGCTTCCGGATGACGAGATCGAGAAGATCGTCGAGGATATCTGGGCGAAGGAGGAGATTAAGCGTGCCGAGGAGAAAGAAGAGCGTAAAGAGCGTAAGAAGGAACCCGAGCATCGTGGAGACGACGATGGTCCCCCATGGTTCGACGAGAACGGGAAGCTCATCCCAGCTGTGCTTGCCGCGCACATCATGTCTGAGAATAAGTTCGTCGCGACACCTATCGGGGACGACGGGAAGGGCGTCAAGCTCTACGTCTACCGTGGCGGAGCCTTTCGTCCAGGTGGCTTTGATTTCGCCCGACGGGAGGTCGTGAAGGCGCTAGGGAAGATTCTAAGGGACAAGCACCTGACCGAAGTCGTCGAGCTCATCACGGAGTTCTCGAAGAAGCCGTACGACGAAATGGACCGCCGAGCAAAGGACCTTGTCAATGTCCAGAACGGGATGCTCGACTGGCGGACCGGCGAACTTCTTCCGCACGATCCGAAATACCTCTCAACGATCCAGATTCCGATCTCCTGGAACCCAGACGCGAAGTCCGAGAAACTTGAGGCTTTCTTCCGGACCGTCCTTCCGGAGGACGCGATCTCACTCGTCGGCGAGTTTGCCGGCTACATGATGATCCCGGACACGTCGATGACGAAGTGCCTCGTCCTGGTCGGTGAGGGTGGGAACGGAAAGTCGACCTTCCTTGAGCTCCTCGAGTACCTGATCGGTGACAAGAACATTTCGTACTACTCGCTCCACAATCTGACCGAAGAACGTTTCGCTGCATCCGGTCTGATCGGGAAGCTAGCGAACTTCTACGACGAGCTCGAGGCGAAGGCGCTCGAGAACACCGGGATCTTCAAGCAGATCGTCGACGGAAACCCAATCAAGGCAGAGGAGAAGGGGAAGGCTCCGTTCTCGTTCCGGCCGTTTTGCCGGATGATCTTCGCAACGAACCAGATGCCACGAGCCACGGACCGCTCGTCGGCATACTTCGATCGGTTCCTATTCGTCGAGTTCAATCGCCGGATCCGTGATACGAGCGATGAGGTGAAAGACTATTCAGCGACGCTCGCGGCAGAGCCTGGACTCCTGCCGGCACTACTGGTCCACGCGGTTGCTGGCCTGCGCCGGCTTCTCGAACGCCGGAAGTTCACGATCCCGGGATCCTCGCACGACGCGCTCGAGGAGTATCGTCGGGACTGTAACTCGGCCTATGATTTCCTCCGGGACTGCTGCCGGATCGACGACCCGAACGGCTGGCTTCCGGGCCCGCTCGTCTACGAGAGGTACAAGGTTTGGTCCGAAGAGTCAGGTCGAAAACCGATGTCGACGCGAGAGTTCAACCGCACGATTCGAGGGGCAAATGTTAGAGAGGTCCGACGCGGGCCAGCGCGCGGTTGGGGTGGCCTAATGTGGTCAAATGGAGGTCCGCCGACTGGAGCTTCCGACGAAGTCGTGCAGTTTGCGAAACCTGAGCATCGTTCAGGCCCAGGAGAGCCGAAACAGAAAAACATTGATTTTTGAGAGAATTTTGCATGTCTAGTGACAAATCAGTGACAAAAGTGACAGAACGACTCTATTCTCTCCTCGTTTTTGAGGTTGATAAAAATATTATGTGTAGAGGATATTTCTATGTGGTCGGAATGCGGACTAGAATAGGCCTGAACTGTCACTTTTGTCACTGATTTGTCACTTGAAAAACCACAGTAGAGTGCCAATGTTAGATATGATTTTGAGGGTAAAATGACCACGATCCAAGAGACGATCGCCGCGAAGCAGCGAGCTGTGATCCCGCAGCGGCTCCTGAAGGGCGCAGCGGTCCTAGGCCGACTCTGGCGGGAGGGAATCCGCTGTCGCTCGGAGTGGTCCGGTGTCTGCCCGTGCGAACCTCGGAACGTTTTCTGCGAGAAGAAGGCGCTCTGGCTGTCGCTCGTCCGGGAGCTTCACGGAGGTAAGTACCCGTTCGAGCTCTCCGGAAATGAGGGGCTCCTGGCTCTCGAGTGTATGGACGCGGCGATGTTCGAGGCGTCCGGCCTGACGATCCTGATCGCGAACCCGAAGTTCCGGGCCCCGCTCCGGATCGGCCGCTCCGGGACCTGCGGTCAGACGATCGTCGACCTGGTCGCGATCCCGGAAGGACCGGACCAGGATGCGGCGATCGAGTCTGTCATCCGGATCCAGGAAGTCTGGGGAAAATGAGCGCCGCCGTTCGGATCCGTCTGATCATCGGTCGAATCGTCTGCTGGTGGAGGAGGAGACATGTCGAAGTCACGCTCGTCTCGGTTGGTGGAAAGTTCTGCAAGCGCTGCGGAGCTAAGATTGACTGATTACACGGAACTCTGGGAGTCCCGGCTCGTCTACTGCGAAGCTTGCGGGTCGGTCTTCAAGGCGACGCGAGTCGTCTCGACCGAGCAACAGCGCATAGTTTACCCGCAGATCGGAGTACTCGTTGAGATGTCATCCGAGACCTCCTGTCGGGTCTGTGGATTCCACGGCACGTACAGGGTGGTGAGGTAGAGGATGGCCGCGCTCAAGGAGCTCCAGGTCCGGGATCTCGCTGGACTGAAAGCTGTACTTCTCACGAAGATTCCGCAGACACCGGACGGACCCGGCTGCGTTCCGAACTGCAAGTGGATCCTGGAGGATCTCGTCCAGAACGGCAAGCTGACCGGCTGGCCGTTCGACTTCAATGGGCAGTCGGACTTCCCGGTCAAGGGGAAGGTAATCCACCTGAAACTCGAAGGCTTCGATCGATTTCTGTGAGGTAGCTATGTCATTCACCTGCGCGATCTGCAGCCTCGACATCGCCGTCGGCGAGCCCCTGCTCTCCGACGAGAAGATGAACCTGGCCCACAAGTCCTGTATCGATCGGATGCTGAAGGAACCGGCCCACCCGTCGGTGACGATCTCCTCGACCCATCTCGAGCCACTTCCTCCCCCTGCACCCCCTCTATCCCTTCCCGGTAAATCCGTGGAGCTCGCACGCTCGGTCAGCTTCAAGGTGAGCCACGGCATTCCGGTTCCGCTCGACGAGGCCCGGAGAATGTACGGGGACTCGTGTGTACCGTCCAAGCCTCCGTCCCTCTGTGTCGAGTGCCAGAAGCCGGCGATCTCGATGTGCCCGGCCTGCCACGGTTACGTCCACCAGGACTTCGGCTACAACGGTCCGAACTGCTCCGGCCGGCACGAGGCGCACTGCGAGGGGGCCCGACAGTTCCTGGAGAAGGATAAGAAACCGGCAGCTATTGGTCTGGAGATGGTCGAGCTGCCGATCGAGTCCGTGAGGAGAAACGGAAAGGCGGCTCTAAAGACGCCGACGAATGGCAGTAAAAAACAGAAGAGGAGAAACAGATGATCGTCGGGGTCTCGTTCTACGAGTCCAGCTTGAGCCAGCACGCCGAGGACCTCCGGAGGTCCTTCGCGGAGGTCGGCGTCCCGTCGGACGTCGTCGAGGTCCCCGGAGGTTCCGTGGACCGGGCGACGTTCGTCCGGACGATGCTCGACCAGTACAAGGGCTTCGACGTCCTCTACGTCGACGTCGGTGGCCTCGTCCGGGACTCGCTCGACATCTTCCGGTCACCTGACTTCGACCTGGCTGCGTACGTCTACCAGAGCTCCGGGGCGTCCGTCCTGCCGTCGACCATGCGCTTCATGGGCATCGGCTACATCTGGACCGGGACGATGTTTTGGAGGAACAACGATGCCTCCCGTCAGGTCCTCGACCGCTGGCGACTCGAGAACCAGGAGAACCCGACCCGGACCGAGCGGGAGAACCTGCTCTACTTCCTCGCGGAGTGTCCGATTCGATTCCGGTACCTGCCGGCCGAGTACCACTGGGTCGAGAAGGTCATGCGGCCGCTCGCGCCGCGGGCGACCCCGATCGTCGAGCACCCGGTCCCGTTCCGGGTCGCCGGCGGCACGCTCCCGAGGCTGAAGCTGGCTGAACGGAAGACCGTCCAGCAGCCGCACGAGCCGACCGGCCGGCAGCTGCTATGGTCGGGACACTTCCTCGACCACTCCGGCTACGGGAAGGCGAATAGGGAGCTCCTGCACCGCGTCGCCAACACGTACCGGATCTCGATCCCGCGGGACGAGCTCGATAAGGAGGGCGTCTTCGTCGACGAGTACGTGCGGGCCCTGGTCGACGCCCACAAGGCGGTCCGGGTCGCCGCGACGGCTCCGTACCTGCGTTTCTTCGGTCCGCGCGAGGAGGCCCGCCGTGGCCGGAAGACCTGCTTCACGATGATGGAGACGCGCGGCCTGCACGAGGACCTGGTCCGGCTCCTGAACGGCTACGACGAGGTCCTGGTCCCGACCGCCTGGAACAAGCAGGTCTTCGAGGAGGCCGGCGTCCGGCCGAGGGTCCGGACGGTTCCGCTCGGGGTCGACCAGCACAACTACCGACCCGGTCCGCGCGGGAAGCTCCCGCCGGCGCGGCTCCTCACGACCGATCGTGCCGGCGACTCCGAGATCCCGGAAGGGTTCCTGTTCGTGAACGTCTCGAACCCCAGCTTCCGGAAGGGGATCGACGTCGCCGTCCGGGCCTTCGAGGAGGCCTTCGCCGGCGACCCCGACGCGGCGCTCGTCTTCTGCGTCTCGTACTCGAACATGGACAGCGCGAGCCCCGGCGAGCTCGTCCGCGGCGGCCTGGCGGCCTGCCGGTCCCGGATCTACGTCCTCGAGGGGAAGTTCTCCGAGGAGCAGATGGCCGGGATCTACCGGGCCTGCGACGGGTACATTTGCGCCTCCCGCGGGGAGGGCTTCGGTCTGCCGCTCGTCGAGGCGTCCGCCTGCGGCCTGCCGGTCGTCGCGCCGCGGGCCTTCTCGTACGCGGAGTTCCTGACGCAGGAGAACTCCTTCCTGTTCGAGCCGGACGGCTTCCGGAAGATTCCCGGAGGAGAGCGGATCTCCCCGTGGTACAAGGACCAGGAGTTCGTCCACTACGGGGACCGGGCGATCGACGAGTTCTCCGAGAGGCTCAGGGAGGTCCGCACGAACAGTCCGCGCGCTGTGCTTCGGGCGGCTGCGCTCAGGACGAGGATCCTCAGCCGGTACACCTGGGACGCCGCCGCCGGCGAGCTCATGCAGGCACTGATGGAGGGAAAGCCATGAACGACGTGAAGCTCTCGGTGATCATCCCGACGGTCGGGAAGCCGACCCTGTCGAGGACCCTGCGAAGCATCCTGGACGCCGGGTTCGACGGCGGCAGGGACGAGCTGATCGTTGTCAGCGACGGCCCGTCGGAGGGTGCCAGAAGGATCATGGACTTCTACGCCACCTGGTTTCCGAAGGCGAAGTTCATCCAGGGGCCGAAGACCGGCGTGTACGGCAACACGCAGAGGAACGTCGGGATCGGGGTCGCGTCCGGAACGCACCTGGCGTTCATGGACGACGACGACGCCTACGCTCCCGGAGCTCTCGCGGCGGTCCGGGAGGCCGTCTCCAAGGCCCCCGATCGACCCCACATCTTCAAGATGCTGGTCTGCGACCCGAGGCGGACCTACGGGCTCTGCTGGCGGTCCAAGGACGTCGTCCTCGGGAACATCGGGTCGCCGATGATGGTCACCCCGAACGTCCCGTCGAGGCTCGGAAAGTTCGAGGAACAGTACGCCGGCGACTTCAACTTCGTCCGCTCGACGCTGGACAAGTACCCCGAGAAGGACGGAGCCGTCGTGTGGGTCGACCACTTTATCGCCTACGTGTACTGAGGACTGCCATGAAGAGCGTTGACATCGTCCTGGTCGGCTACCGGTCCGAGATGTTCCTGCCGCGGCTCCGGAAGGACATCGAGTCGATGACCTCGATGCCGCGGACCGTCCACTACTTCGACAACTTCGGGAACACGCGGACGCTCTCGGCGCTCTGGAACGACCTGGCCGCCGGCGGGAAAGGCGACTACGTCGTCATCATGAATCCGGACATCGCCCTCTCGCCGGGCTGGGACGAGCGGCTCGCCGGCGCGCTCAAGGACGGCGTCGGGATCGCGACGCCGGACCCGTTCGGCTCGTCGCCGACGGCCGAGCCGATGCCGGACCGGTCCCGGATGGAGGAGCTTGCCCGGGAGCGGGCCGCGGACGCCCGCCTGACGACCGCCGAGGTCCAGTTCTTCATCGCGATGACCTCCAGGGCCACCTGGGAGCTCCTGAAGGGCGTCGACGAGCGGATGCGCTTCTACATGCAGGACAGCGACATCATCCGGCGGGCCCAGGAGTCCTACAACCTGTCGACCGTCCGGGTCCACGCCTGCCCGGTCTGGCACCGCGGATCCGCCTCGACGGCCGCCGCGCTCGAACGGAAGGAGCTCGACCAGAAGCTGGAGTACGACACCTCCTTCGCGGTCTGGCGGGAGGTCCGGGAGGGCCGCTGGCCGGTCTGGCACAAACTCACGGACGCGGAACGGGCCGCGATCCGAACGCATCCGAAATACGGGAGGATGGGGCAATGACCACTTTTGGGATCGTGACGGCCGTCTCGAGGGCCGTGAATCTTCCGGCGATCCACCGGTCGCTCATCCAGGCGCTCGAGAAGTCGAAGGGCTCAGACGTCGTATGGGTCCTGGTCATCGACGAGCCCGGGAAGCTCCCACCGGAGGTCGACAGCCAGCTCCAGGCACGTCCGCCGTCGCTCGCTATCTGGAGGACCATGTACCCGGGCGGCCGCTGCATCTTCGGGATCGCCCAGAAAAACATGGGGATCGACGTCCTGGCCGCTAACGGGGTTCACTGTTACTACCACCTCCTCGACGACGACAATATCGTCCACCCGGACTTCTTCGTGAGGCTCGAGGTGGCCCGCGCGGCGAATCCTGCCGCCCGCGCCTTCGTCTTTGGCCAGCAGCGCTGGGACGCGATCGGAAACCTCGTCGCCCTCCCGAACCTGATGCAGTTCGGGAAGGTCGACAACACGATGTTTGCGGTCGATATCCGACTCATCGGCCCTCATCGGTACGACTTCACGAAGTATGGCGGTGAGGACTTCCATTTTTTCAACAACCTGTACCAGGCAAACAAGGACTCCTTCGTCTTCCTCCGGGAGACCCTGGCCTACTACAATTATTTGAAGCACTTTCCGCAGGGAACTTGACAAAACACCCAAAGTTAGGTACCATCTTTGACATGAGGAACCAAGCGAAGGAAGTGATGATGTACGAGCTGACCTGCCTGCGCTGCAGGGGCTCCTGGCTCTCCAGGACCAAGGAGGCCGCCCGATGCGGGAAGCCGCTCTGTCGCTCGCCCTACTGGAACCGCCCCCGTCGTTCCGGAAAGAAGTGAGGAGGTCCGTATGAAGACCCTGCTGATGCTCGCTCTTCTCTCGGTCCCGTGCCTGGCGGACGACGTCCTGATGAAGGACGGCCGGGCGATCCCTCTCCGGTCTCTGGTCGACCAAGGCCAGAACTATGAGATCACCTCTCCGGATGGCAAGAAGACGGTGGTCCGGAAGGCCGAGATCGATAAGGTCGTGATCGACCCGGTCGAGTCCCCGCTGACCGGGGCGACCTTCTCGAAGCTGCAGGGGAAGACCAGGACCGTCAACGGCCTGACTGTGGTCGACCCGAAGCGCGGCCTCTACGGGAACGCCGGCATCGAGGTGAAGATCCAGGGGTCGGTCATGACCATGGACCTGAAGAGCGACAACCCGACCCGCCTGGAGATCCCCGTCAAGCTCGGCGACGAGTACGACGTCTCCATGGTCGTCGAGCGGAAGGACGGCATCGGGGACTTCTACTTGGGGCTCGTCGGGGACGGGCATCCCTTCCTCGTCCGGATCGACTCGGACTCCGGCGTCCACGCCGGGATCCAAGGAGGGAAGATCGTCGACACGGGCCGGCAGATCCTGACGAAGGACAAGCCGGCGACGGTCGAGTGCTTCGTCCGGCACGACTCCGTGATCCTGAAGGTCGACAGCAAGGAGCTGGTCAACTGGAAGGCCGACTGGAGCCAGGTCCAGATGCCGGAGAGCCACGCCCTCCCGGAAGGGAAGGCTCCCCCGTTCATCGGCTCCCAGAAGATTCCGCTCACATTCCCGAACCTCTGGAAGGTCCATCGGCTGACGTTCACCGTGAACTACTGAGTTCAAAGGGAGGGGTACATGCCAAAGGATCCGAAGGATAGCGGTCTGCCCGCTCGTCGCATCCCCGACGAGCTCGCCCACCGGCACGCCCACGAGGCCGCCGGCAAGGCGGTCGAGAAGATCGCGATCGCGTACGATTCGCTCTTCTGGGACGCCACTGCTCAGCAAGCCTTGGCCGCGGTCATCATGTCCGGCTCCGACAAGAAGGAGCTCGCCGATCCGAAGTGGTCGGCTATCCACGCCGCCGAGTACGCCGACGCGCTCCTGAAGGAGCGCCAGAGGCGCGCGAAGAAGTGATATGAGTGGAGAGAATCGGTACCGTGGATGCTCGGTGGATCGGGCTCTGAAAGTTCTGATCTACCTAACCGATCATCGGTTCGGTGCGGACATACAGGAGCTTATGGAGCTCACCGAGCTGTCGCGTCGGCAGGTCTGGAGAATTTTAAAGGCCATTAACGACGCCGGCATCCTACTGGTCGGGGTTCGGTGGGGTCAGAGAGGATCTCGCGGAATTGGCGTAAAGACAAACGTCCGCCTAATGGATCATGCCCGCGCGAAGCGGTTGTGTGGGATTGTATGACTCATACCTGCCATTGGCCGGAATGCGGACAGCCAGTTCCTCCGAAGATGTGGGGTTGTCGGACCCACTGGTTCACGCTGCCGAAACGGCTCCGGGATCTGATCTGGGCGACCTACGTCCCGGGTCAGGAGATCACAAAGACGCCGTCCGAGGCCTATCTGAAGGCGGCCAGGATCGTCCAGGAGTGGATCGCGGCCTACAAGTTCGCCAAGGACAAGATGGTCGAGCTCGTCGAAGAGGACCGAAAGTCAAAGAAAAACGGCACTCATCTGTGATTTAGTGCCATGGACGACAGTTATGCCGACCGGCCGGGAAGTCCCGGGCCGCTGGTGTTCGTGGGGCGTAGGGTTCCGAGCCCTCGCCCCTGTAAATCTAAGGTGAGGCTATGACCCCTGCTCGCCTGGAAGAGCTTCGGCAGATGGCTGCAGCCGTCGACGGCCCGAAGTCCACCTGGATGGACGAGCTGATCGAGGAGATCGATCGGCTCCGCGGTCCGTTCACCTGCAATCATCCTCCGGAGCACGCAGGCAGTGCCTGCGCTGTCTGCCACGCTGAATGGATCGACAAGGCTGAAAAGTTGGAACTCAAGATCCAAGACCTGACCCGCTACAAGGAAATGCTCCTGCGAATTGAGAATGAAGACTGTCGGTGGGCCTCTGCGATCAGGGACTTCTTGGAAAAGAAAGATGGCGCATGAGCGAACAGGACGAACTAATGACGCCTGGGGCCCGAATCGACATGCTCCGCGCTAAGGTGAGGGAGTTGGAGCTGAAGATTGGCGAGTATCAGGCCGCTGTCCGGAAGTGCGACGGCTGTTGTGCCTGCCTGACTTTCTCTAACAGATGGAAGGCTTTGGATCGTGGCGTGGCCGGGCCGAAGTGCGACGAGCACGACAAGGACTCAACAATTTGTGAATGCGCTGAAAAGTCAGTTTGCGACTGCGGGGAACCGTGCCATTGCGGAAAGGTACGGAATCACTACTGCAATCACAAGGTCGTAGAAAAGCCAAAAGCCAAGCCGGAGTGCGATTGCTTTGTTCCCGCAATGGATGGAGCCGGGCAACACTCCCCGTCCTGCGCGATTTTCAAGAAGTGAGATGATTGCTATCCGGAAGGGTAAAGAAATGGGATTCGATGACGGCGACCGCGACTCGAAGGATGCCGAGGACGAACGCGCAGATTTCGAGAGGGGCAGCGAGCTTCTTAGGCTGGTCCGAGATTTCGTAAAGCGGCACAAGATCGGCGGCGAGGAGTCCGTAATGCAGCGGGACGCCCCCCAGATTGAGGCCCCAGAGTTCGTCGCCAAGCTCTGCAAGATCGTCGGATTCTACGACGAGGATTGAATGCTATGGCGAAGACAGAAGCAAAGCCCTGGAACTACAAGCCGCCGAAGCGGTGGGATCTCTTCGACCGGTTCATCATCGGGACGCCGGGCGACGAGTACCTCGACCGGCTCCGGATCATCGTGACGCCATGGTTCCAGATCATGCTGCACCGGATCTACCGGCCAGACCGCCAGCGGGACATGCACGACCATCCCTGGAGCTTCCTGTCCGTCGTCCTGTGGGGCTCCTACGTCGAGGACACCCCAGCCGGGGTGAAGAAGGTCCACTGGTGGAACTGGAAGAGTTCTACCGACCGCCATTCGATCCGGGAGTGTAGCCGTCGCCCGGTCTGGACGCTGGTGTTCACCGGGCCGAAGCGCAAGACGTGGGGATTCTGGGTCGACGGCGGGACACGGTTCGTAAAGTGGACGGACTACGAGAAACTTTACGGGGCATAGAAGAGCTATACCATGAATCACGGAACTTATAAGCCTTGCCACGGGTGCGGAGCGAAGGGTTGGCGCTATGCCGACCGCCTTTGCGACGAATGCGCGAAGCTGCTCTCGCTGGGAAGGGCCGTCAAGATGGACGCGGACCACAAAGAGGAGAGCAAGGAAGGGGCTCTGTTCCGGCTGGTCCCGGACTGGCCCCACTTTTTCGTTCGTGACGACGAAATTAGGAAGGAACTGATCGAGGCGTTCCAGGCGTTGACCCGGCGAGTCTTGACCCCGTCGAAGTCCCATAGGGACGCCTACGCCAAAGACGTCACTCCGATTCCTGCGGAGACCCGCGGGCGAACCTACTACACCACGTTCTACGAAAAGGCGCTGGTCTACAAAGGCCCGGCAGCGACCGGGAAGGCGATCGACCGCCTTGACTTGGCGGTGCGGGCCGCGCTGAGGAGCCAGCGCGACGACGGTATCGCCCACGGCGGCGACCTTCTGGGCCAGCTCGCCAGAGGGGAAATCAGCGTCAAGAAGTTGAACGAAGAGACGATGAAAGGCGAGGCTTAACCATGACAAAGCTGAAGAGACTTTCCGGCAATCAGTTGAAGGAAGGGCTTGCCCGGATGGCCGAAGAGATGAAGGTCATGACCGGCTACCAGCGACAGAATGAGGGATGGAACGCGGCCTGCGACGAGATCGCCAGCCGGATACGGTTCACAAAGAACGTTCGCAAATCCAGCGAAAGGAAAGCATGAAATACCTTCTACTGATTTTGCTCTTGGTTGGCGGCTGCTGCCCATCGCGAATCAACGGTCTGACACGACTCGAGATCGCCAGTAGCGCCCCGGATCACGTAGAGGCGCACATAGAGAGAATCGCCATGCTTGAACTCTACGACGACGAGACAGACACACTCTACGCCGTCGACGTCAGCAAAAGGACTCCGAGGATCGTCCAGGTCTACCCGCACTGGAACCACAAGCAATGAGTAAGCTGTTTGAGGTCTTTGCTACAGCTCTTGCGATGGCGGCGATGCTGGCCATCGTCCTGTTCTGCGTAGTTCTTCCGGTAAGTCACATCAGGGGTTCCGGGGCTGGGCAGAGAGGGGTAGCCACTCTACAGACCGGAACCGTTAAACGGCTGTATAGGGCCGGTCTCCTCTTTAAGAATTGGGAGGGCGATCTCGATACGGTCATGATCGACCTCTGCCAGCCGGATGTAGTTCCGGATCCAGTTCTAATCAGATTCACCGTGTCCTCCGAAACACTTCTCGGAAAGATCAAGATCGCTCAGGCATCGAATGTCACGGTTACGATCGTTTTGGACCCGGACCATTATGTGGTGGACGTCAGATGAGCGTACCGTTTTCTCCTGAACTCTGCCCGCGCTGCGGAGGTCCGCTCGGGATGTGGGGCAGCGTGAAGCTGTGTGACACCTGCTTGAAGCGGCACATCGCGACGATGGACGTGTTGATAACAAAGGAGATCAGGGATGCGATCGCCCACGCAGTGCGCGACATGGACCTCAACGGGATCTCCTGGACCAATGGCTATATCGAACTGAAGGCAGTCTGGGACAGAATCAGCAACGGAGAGATCAGAGTTTCGGAACGGTAAGAGAGGAGACGGAAGATGAGACGTGTCCAACCTAAAGTGTTCCTGGTCGGCGAAACGTACTTCGACTACTCAAGTCTTCGTCAGTACCTCGAGCACGTCGGCGCTCCGGAGTGGGGGGAGGATAACCTCCGGGACGGAAAGCAGTCCGACGCCGAGACGCTGGTCGAAGTGATGGGACGCGTCTGCTACAGGGCCTTCAAGCCCGGCCTGAATCCCAACGTCCAGAAGGTCCGCGAGGGGAACGACGTTTACCTCGCGAACATCATCAAGTCCCGGCACGGCTCGGTCCTCGAGCACTCCCAGACGAACTGGATCTTCGCCGACGTCTCGCGCGTCTTCACGCACGAGCTCGTCCGGCACCGGGTTGGGACTGCCTTCAGCCAGGAGTCGCTCCGGTACGTCCGTCTGACGGACCTCGGCCTCTGGCTCCCGCAGGAGATCGAGCACGAGGCCGGCCTGGTCGACCTCTTTGAGACGACTTTCAGAAGCCTCGAGGAGATCCAGCTGAGGATGGCCGATCACTTCCACCTCGACGAGCCCGGGACGAACTTCGAGACCAAGAAGAAAATCACCTCGGCGATGCGCCGGCTCGCGCCGATCGGCCTGGCGACGACGATCGGGATGTCGATGAACTTCCGGGCGCTTCGGCACCTCGTCGAGCTCCGGACCGCGGAGTCGGCCGAGGTGGAGATCCGACTCGTCTTCGACGAGGTCGCCCACATCTCGAAGGCCCGCTGGCCGAACGTCTTCCAGGACTTCACGCGGAACGAAAAAGGGGAATGGGTAACTCCGAACTCGAAGATCTAAGGAGAGGGGCGATGGCTCTACACAAGGTCGGCAAGTGCGGGATCTGCGGGACTGACGGTATCAGGCTCACGAAAGAGGGGTACATTACTCCCCACAAGGGTTGCGGTGCGACTGGAGCTCCGGTTCTTGAGAGAGCTTATAGGGATCGAGAGGCTGTAAACCATCCTTCCCACTACGGCGGCGACACCGTCTACGAGGTGATCAAAGTCCTGAAGGCCTGGGGCCTCGACCGGGACGCGTACCTCTGGAACACGGTCAAGTACATCGCCCGGGCTGGGAAGAAGGATTCGACGAAGACCGCCCAAGACTTAAAAAAGGCTCGTTTTTACCTGAACGAGAGAATCAAGGAACTTGACCCGTCAGACCGTGGCAAAGACTAGAGTCATCTACATCGGCTGGATCGGCGGCCGTCTCGACGAGCAGAAGGAACTCGAGGCGATCGGTGTGTCGGCCGGCTCGCACAACAAGGAAGCCCAGTGCTTCGATCACTGCGAGGTTCCGGAGGAGTCGATGGAGCGACTGAAAAAGGTGTGGGGAAAGAAGTACATCTGGGGGCTTCGTCGAACGGTCAGGGTCGTCTACGACAATTTGAAGGGTACGGAGGACGAGGACATTCCGTTTTAGCTATGAACTGGATCGACCGAATCCTAAGGAGAATCCTTCCGCACGTTGTGATCTCGTCTGACGAGAACGACGTTTACATGGTCCGCTACAAGCTGTTTCGGTGTCCTTGGTTTAAGATCTTCCTGCACCACATCCTCCGGAGCGACGAGGATATTGAGCTTCACGATCATCCCTGGAACTTCGTCTCGTTGATCCTATGGGAGGGGTACCACGAGATAAACTCCGTCCCAGATCACCTAGGTGTTCAGGATTGGCCAAGACGTATACGAGCTGGAAATATAGTTCGACACAAGGCCGAAGACGCGCATCGGCTGGTCCTCGAGCGCCCAGCCTGGACGCTTGTCCTCGTGACCGGAAAGAAGCGCCACTGGGGTTTTTATCGGCGCGTGAACCCTACCAGATCTATCGAGTGCGAGTGGGAGCCGTACGAGAAGTTCTTCGACCGGAAGTACGGAGCCGGAAACTGGGTGAGCTTCTAGAGTAGGGCCGAGGTCCAATCGGAACAGCCCGACCAGGCCTCGGCCCCGTTGGGGCGTGTCTTCGACTGGAGTATACACGACCGTAAACCGATTGACCTGGAAGATGGCGTGGAGTAGATTGGCACAGAACAGAACTTGAGTGCCTAGATGATAACAGAGGTCGAGTTCGTTGGAACGTTTACCGGTACGATCATGTTCTGGCTCGGAGTCGCCGTCGGATGGTGGTGGAGAGGAAAGAGACAATGATCAACGACAAGCTCAAGGTCGTCCTCGGGGACGGGAGCGAGTGCCTGGTCTGCCCGAAGGACGTCGAGAAGGGATCGATCGCGCTCGAGGTGACCGCGACGGTCAATCTCGTCCTCGCGAAGAAGGACGTCCGGATGCAGATGCACATCCACTGCGCCGAGGAGCTCTACGAGCTCCTGGCGATGCGCATCGGCGAGGCCCGTATGGGGACGCTGACGACGTGAGTAAGACCGACTACAGCGTCAAGGCGACCTGCTTCGTCTGCGGCCGGGCCTACCTGGCCCGGTACAACATGGGCGGCCGGGCGAAGGTCTGCACGCCGCCGAGCCACAAGTGTCCGCGGAAGATCAAGGTCCTCTTCGACGGCCGCCGGAAGGTGATCACCTGCACGGAGGGCTGCTGCCGGTCGAAGTACAGCAAGGGAATGTCGGCCGCGACGAACACGGCGATCGACAGCCGGAAGTTCCTCGGTGACGAGGAGTACCGGACGACTCTGAAGGAGATCCGCGCCCTCGAGGACGAGCACATGCGGATGGCACTCTGGTTCACGCTCGAGACCGGCTGCCGGCTCGGGGAGACCCTCTCGATCCGGAAGACGTACCTCGAGTGGAAGGACGGGTCCATGTCGATCGTCCGGATCCCGACCGAGAAGAAGCAGGGCCACCCGCAGCTGCCGGTCGACCTCGACAACAAGAGCGAGTTCGTCCGCCTGCTCCGGAAGTGGGTCGAGAAGTTCCAGCCCGACGAGCTCCTGTTCCCAGTCGCCCGCCGGACCATGCAGCGGGTCTTCGAGGAGATCCTCGACGCCGTCAAGCCGGACCGCGCCAGCCTGATCCACATCCTCCGGCACACGCGGGCCAGTCGACTGATCGAGGCCGGCTTCGACTGGAACTACGTCCGGACCCAGCTCCGCTGGTCGAGCCTGGAGCTCGCGAAGATCTACGTCCACACGAGCGAGGAGAAGGTCTCGAAGCTGATGGAGAAGCTGCGGTGACCGAAGAGAAGTTCGCCGAGTCGTTTTGCATCGCCTGCGAGCGCGGCCTGCCGGAAAATGGCGGGATCGGCGAGATCGACCTGGCCTGCTTCCGGAAGCTGAAGGCCGGCCGGAAGATCATCCGCGGCGAGATCGTCGTCCTCTTTCCGTTTATGTGCCCGCACGAGGGGCACAAGTGCAAGGAGAACGGCTGGGGGATCCTGATGATGGACGCCAAGACGCACCGCTGGCTCGTCGCCGGCGGCCCGTTCACGAAGAAGAAAGCTCGTGCCGAGGCCCGGCGTCTCCGGGCCGAGGCGGTACGTCGTAGGAGACCGAAGGTCACCAGAAGGAGGAAGAACGATGGCGAAGCTCGTCCCGGCACCCCTACATGACTACGTGATCGTTAAGCGATCCGGCTCCCGGAAGACCGAGGGCGGGATCCTGCTCCCGGACAGCGTCTCGATCGCCGACGAGGGCGACGTCGTGGCGGTCGGGCCCGGCCTGTTCGTCGCCGGAAGCGCGGACGGGACGCGGCGGCACCCGATGACCGTCAAGACCTCCGACCGCGTCGCGTTCAAGCACAACGCCGGCACCGAGGTGACGATCGAGGGTGACACCTACCTCGTCATGCAGGAGCGCGAGATCTACTGCCGGATCGTCAAGGGCTGAGTCGTGGGAAGGCACATTAACGTCGGGTGCGGGCAGTACCCCATCCAGTCGCCCTTCGAGAACTACGACATCAACGTCACGTCCCCCGCGGCGAGCCACGCGGGCAGGCCCGTTCTCTACGGGGACGCCTTCAAGCTGGACTACGCCGGCGCGGAGCTCGTCTTCGCCGGGCACTTCCTCGAGCACCAGACGCCGGAGGACGCGCATCGGTTCATCCGGCTCGTCCGCCAGCAGGCCCCGGCGGCGGCGCTCGTCCTGGTCGTGCCGGTCCTGGACCGCTGCAACCACCCGTCAGTCGATTTCAAGCTGCTCCAGCAGATCGTCTCGCACTACACGGTGTACCCGGACGCCGCCCCGGGGATCGCGCACCGGTCCTGGTGGCGGACCCGGGACGTGATCTCGGCGGTCCAGGACGCCGGCTACGGGCACGTCTCGGAGTGGCCGGACTGCCCGTGGCTCGTGGCCCGGGTGGACTGGCAGGTCGTACTGAGAGCCTCGGCTTAGGAAACCAGAAGGAGGATAGCGTGGCTGACAACAAGGAAGAAGTCGTCAAGCGGATCGCGGCGATCACCGCGACGCTCGCCGAGAAGCAGCTCGAGGTCGAACGGCTCACGTCGACGAAGATGCGAGCCCAGATCGCGCTCGAGGAGGCGGACAAGTCCCTCGTCCAGATCCGGAAGCAGCTCGCCGGCGAGCTCGCGAAGCTCGACCCTGGCTTCAAGTGCGGTCCGGCGACGGTGGCGAATCGGCCCCTCGCCGAGCCTGTGGCCTGAGGTGACCTGTGAGGGAAGAGATTCCGTGGTACCTGCACGGAGCGCTCGCTCTGGCGGTCGCGGTCTTCGTCTGGGGGATTCTCTGTGCCGTCGCAAGGAAGAAGGGCAGATGAAGTGCCCGGCCTGTAAGAAGACCGTCCTGATGATCACCCGCGAGTGGGGGACCAGGCGGAAGATGACGGTCGTCGAGATCCACCACCACGAGGACGTCCAGCGCTGGAACGTCGTGGCTCAGACCCGTGTCTGCACGCTTCGGATGACATTTGGAAAGAGTCAAGTCCTGATGAACAGAATTGCGAAGGAGGGGGTATGGCGTCCCTCGACGAGAGAGTCGCGGAGGTCGGCGGCTTCACGATCTTCCGGAAGTCCGACTCGGCGGAGTACGAGATCGTAGGTCCGTCCGCCGCTAACTCCCCGACGGCCTACACGATGATTCGGGTGACGCCGGAGCGTCTCGAGGAGTTCGTTCGGGAGATCCGGAAGCACAGTAGAAGGAAGGTGCGGTGATGGACCAGAAGCGAGAGCTGTCGAAGATCCCGAAGTCCGAGCAGCGCGTCACCACCAAGGAGCGGGACGAAAAGCTCGAGGCACTCCTCGTCCGGAACAAAGAGCTGCAGGACCCATTCCTCGATCAGCTGACCTGCTCGGTGATCCAGGGGGTCCTAGCGAACCCGTCGACCGGGATCTTCTCGTACCCGCCCGACGACATCGTGAACGCGGCCGACGAGATCGTCTGGGCGGCCTTCGAGAGGCGTCGGCCGGGATCCAGGCTCAGACAGCAGATCGCCCTGCACGCGCCGCCGCCGGACGGATCCATGGCCGCGCCGCCGACCGGCGAGCCGGAGGAGGAGTCCCGTCCGAAGCCGATCGCCCATAGGAATCTTCCAGAGAGATTTTAAGCAGGATCTAGTACCAGAAGGAGGAGAGCATGTTCAAGGAAGCGATCGAGCGCCTGGTAGCGAACGGCGAGGCGCGGATGAAAGATCTCCAGTGCAGCATCTCGAACCAGGCCGACGAGGCGAAGCGGGAGGTCGCCCGCGTTAGCCGGGACGTCGGCGCGATCGTCAAGATGGCGCACGACATCCCGGAAAAGGCCTTCGAGCGGTTCTCGCACATCATGGTGACGGAGTTTCAGATCCACCAGCTCCGGCAGGCCTGGTTCGCTCTGAGAGTTCCTGAGGGAGACTTCCAACTCCGAGGATTCCTCGGGCACGAGTCTCTTACGGAAGGGAAGTACCGGGCTGTCGTCATGTTGGAGCGGATCGCGGATTAAGGAGAGAGCTATGCTGTCGGTGAACGACACAGAACGCGCGTTCGAGAACGGGAAGGTTGCCGGCCGTAAGGAACTCTTCGACGAGCTCCTGATCGAGATGGCTGGGATGAAGTACCCGACCCCGGAGAAAGGATTCGATCGCGTCTCGGACGTGGCGTGGCATATCGAAATGGGAGCGAAGGAGCGCGGGAACCTCCTCCGGATCCTTCAGAAAGAGCTCCCAAAACTCTGGACGGACGAGCTCTACAGCGAACAGTTCAAGAACTCCCCGTCGAAGTACAAGGACTTCGACCACGCCCTAAAGCACGTCCTGAAGGCCGCCGTAATGCTCCAGAACATGGTCGAGGAGGCGGACCACCACGGCTCGTCGGAAGCCTTCCAGAAGGAGTCGGTCGAGAAGTACGTCGCCGATCTCGTGATCTGCGCGGTCCGCCTGGCGCTCTCGGATCCGAACGGATCCTTCAATCTGAACGAGGCTGTGCTGGAGCGGATCCACCGGAAGATGGGGACTCGGCTGGCATAGAAACCGAGATGAGTGCCATGAAGAAGACGCACGAGGAGTATCTGGTGATTGCGAAGATCCTAGGAGAGCACCTCGGATGCGAGTTGAACATGGACCCGTTTGCGAAGGAAGTCGCGCTCGCGGTCCACTTCATCACGCATCCGAGCTGTCCGCTGTGCCTCGATATGATCGAGAAGCGCCGCGAGCGGGCGGCACAGTAGACCTATTGAGTGCCAGGGAGGGCAGAGTGAAGATAACGATTCTCGAAACCTTCAAGTTCGACGGCAAGGCGCCACCGTACAACCTCCTCGGTCACTGGGGCTGCGCGTTTTCACTCTGCCCGAAGGGCGGTCGCGTCGTCCCTGGAGACATGGCGCACAAGATCCAGATCGACAGAGACGTCGATCTCATTCACCCAAACTGCTTTGTGGACATGAAGAGGGAGCTTCAGAAGGAAGCGATCCCGTTCACGGTCGAAGATAAAACGGTTCCCAGCAATTGACACAGAAGCCGAATTGAGTGCCAAGGGAGAACTATGAAGAAGCCGAAGAAGGAAGAGATCCGGATGTCTCCGGAGGATAAGGTCGAGCTGTACGCGGCGATCATGATCCCGGTCTTCATGGCACGTCGCGGGGATTGCGGTCTCGGGATCGTTTGCCAGAATGACCAGGATCTCGTCGACTACGCGAAGGCGATGGCGAATCTGATCCTCAACAGCAAGTGTCGGCTCAAGTGGATGCCGACGACAGACAAGATTGAGGCTCGCGCCCTCTCCGCTTGGAAGGCGGCGGAGGCGCTTAGGGAACGGCCGGTGTACACCAAGAAAGCGTAGGCACAGAAGGCAGATTGAGTGCCAAGGGAGCTTATATGGGCATGTCTCTAACCGGGACCAAAGGCGGCAACTTCGATGCATCGGTCTGGTCTTGGCGGCCGATCCACTCTCTTTGTGAGCACGTCAATCGGCTCTTCTCCCTCGGCCTGACGATCGACGGCTGGGAATACAACGACGGCAACGGCCTCAAGACCCAGGACGAGTGCGACCGGCTCGCGATGGCTCTACAGGAGTTTGTCGAGAATGACTGGCCGAAGGGTGAGCAGGTAATGGTCCTCGAGTGTTCTCCAGGACCAGAAGTTGGCCTGATGCAGCAACTCTCCCAACAGGGGATGGACGTGAAGACGCCAGCGATCTATTCGATTAAGTTGCCGCACCTCCTGAAGTTCGTCGACTTCCTAAAGAAGTGCGGCGGGTTTGAGATTTGGTAAAGGAGAAGAAAATGATTCGCCTAGAAGAGTACCCGATCAAATGTGCCGAAGAGACGTGCGACAAGATGCCGGTTGTCCGGCTGGTCGTTTATCGGCCAGATATGATCGGCAACGAGGATAAGCAGTATTGCCGCGAGCATTTCTACGCCGTCAGGGATGCGTACCGAGCCCACGGCAAGAAGCATGGGCAAGAGGTCGTTGAGCAGCAGTTCGCCTAGTTGGCACAGAAGAGGTAAAGAGTGCAGCACTACGTGGCCTTCCGAGATCCTCGCGCGGCCGGGAAGTACCGGAAGGAGCCGTTCGTCTGGTCGTCGATGATCGAGATCCGCCAGTTCTGCTCTCACGGTGGAGGGTTCTGGTCGCTCGTGCGCGGAGATCACGCGACGTTGGCGACGATGGAGATCATCCGGACGACCGTGACGAACACCGAGAAGCCATGGGTCCAGGGGCAGAAGCCTCCGCCTCCTCAGATCGGCGACGAGATCCTCGTCGTTGTTCCGGAGGAAGGGTTCGTTGAATGGGCTGACGAGACCATCGACGAAACGTGGGGAACTCCGTATGCCCCAGCGCGGAAGCTACCGATCCCGCTATACAAACTAGAGCTTTGGACAAGAGTAGAGTGAGGTAAAGAGTGCTCTGCAAGAAACACTGCTACTGCAAAGCAAAGTGGATCGTCACGGGGAAGAGCAAAGAAGGATTTATCCACAAGGAGACGAGACTCTACTGCTGTCAGTGCTTGAGGCTAAAGCCCGGTCGTAGGTTGGCACAGAAAAGGTGAAGAGTGAAAACCTGGAAGCACCTTAAGAAACGTGGTCGTCCGTGCGGCCAGGTCGTTCTTCGTGGAATTTCTATTGAGCAGTGTGGAGTAGCCTCAAGGTGGAGTTATAAAATCGGTAGATTTTCATACCATCGATGCGATGACTGCAAGAAGCATCACGACTTTTTAGTTAAGTCGGCAAAGCGTGTAGTTGTACAGAAAAGGTGAAGAATGGCTAAACCGGACGGCATGAAGCACACGCCTGGCCGCTGGCGCGTAACGAGGCAGAGCGTGAACTGCACCTACGTCGGGACGAGTGGCGGAAGGACGATCGCGGCCTTCGGCGGCTTCGACACCAGCCAGTCCATGAGAGACGCGCGTCGGGTGGTCGACCTGGTCAACTGCTTGAAGGGGATCGAGATCGAGGAGATCCGGAAGTTCGCCAGCCTGTACAGGATGAAGAGGGCAAGAAAAACTAAAAAAGCGATTCAAATAGGCATAGAATGAGACTAGAGTGCCACTGGAGAGACGATGAGTAGAGTGACTGGCGGCTCGAAGAGGCTGAAGAAACGTAAAGCCACTCAGCTAGTGGATCCGGTCGTCGTTCTTCCGGCTGGGAAGTGCCTTCTCGTGACCGCACTAAAGAGCAACACTGGCCCGATCTACATCGGATCGAGCAAGAAAGGTACGAAGGACCGAAACTCTCGGATGGTCCTGAATCCAGGGGAGTTCGCCAGTATCAACGTCGCGTCGTCCGGGCAGATCTTCGTGGCCGCGGAGACGGACGGCTCCCAGGTGCTCTACTGCGAGCCAGTTCGGATCGAAGAGCTGTAAGCGTATGCACCAGTCCGTTCTTGACTTCCTGGGACGTACCCTGACACCGGAGGAGATCTCCGGGAAGTCCGTGCTCGAGGTCGGCAGCTACGACGTGAATGGGACGCCCAGGTCGATTGTCGAGCCGATGTGCCCCGCCTCGTACATCGGCGTCGACTCCCAGCCGGGCCCGGGCGTCGACCGCGTCGTGAACGTCGACAACCTAGATGTGAGGTTCGGGACCAGGCGCTTCGACGTGGTCATCTCGACGGAGATGCTTGAGCACGTCAAAGACTGGAGGACCGCAGTCTTCCAGATGAAGTCGGTCACGAAGTCAGGTGGCCTCCTGGTCGTGACGACCAGGTCCCCGGGGTTCCCGTACCATGCCTTCCCGGAGGACCACTGGCGCTTCACGGGCGACCACTTCCGGGCGATCTTCGCCGACATGGACATCCTGGCGCTCGAGCCGGACGTGTACAGCCATCCGGGCGTGTTTCTGAAGGCTCAGCGGCGAGCGGTGGGTAAGCTGCTCTCCATCGAGGACCTCTCGCACGTAGAGCCGGCCGGGCCAGGGTAGAGGGATGGAAAAGATCGCCGTCTACACGGGGATTTTCGGGCGCTACGACCCGTACGTCGAGCCGGACTTTGGGGACGACGTCGACCTGTTCCTGTTGACTGACTTCCCACTTGGGAGAGCACCTCGACGGACGAAGGTGATCACCATTCCATCTTTTTTCCAGGCGCAAGACACTACCAGGACAGCCCGGCTCCACAAGGTCATGTCGCACATCGGGCCGGTCAAGGACTACCGGCTCGTCGTCTGGCTCGACGGCTCGGTCGACGCGATCGACGTCGACCTCCGCGAGCTCGTCGAGCGGTACCTGTCGGACAGCGACGTCGCGGTCTTCCGGCACCAGACGATCGACTGCGTCTACGAGGGCGCGCGCGCCGCCGTCGCCTGCGGGAAGGAGGATCCGGCGGTCATGGGGAAGGAGCTGAAGATCCTGCTCGGGGCCGGCCACCCGCGCGCCGCCGGGCTCGGGGAGACCGGGATCCTGCTCCGGAGGCACAGCGACGTGATCCGGAGCTTCAACGAGCTCTGGTGGTCCAAGATCTCCGCCGGCTCGAAGCGCGACCAGGTCTACTTCAACTATTGCGTCGGCCAGGCCGGAGTGAAGCTGGCCTACATCGACGGGAAGAGGCAGGATTACGGATTCTACGTGCGGGAGCACGCCGGCCTGAAGGTATATTGATCTTGGAGGTACCCATTCAATGCTGATCGTCGCCGTCGTCGCACTGTCGCTCGCCGTGGCAGCCCTCATTGTCGCGCTCGCCGTCTTCATGTTCGTCTTCCGCTGGATCTGGTACGACCGGGAGCAGTCCCGCGTCCAGGCGAAGCTCTTCGTCGAGAAGATCCGCGGGGCCGTCGAAGGCGACGACAAGCTCGCCGGCTGGGCCGACATGGCGCTCGAGTGCTGGAAGCGGGCCCGCGAGGAAGCGGTCGAGTGGCGGGGCCGGCGGGAGCCGTTCTAGGTATAATCGTAGTGGAAGAAGATTAATAGAGGCTAAATGGAAGTACAAAAAATCAGTATCCACAAGTGCGAGAGACCTCACACGGGGATTCCGACAATTCGTATTTGTGGCCATAAACCAAAACAGCACTCGACGATAGATTCGTTCATTTGTCAATGTCCGGACTGTCGGATGGTTGTAACGATTTCAAAAGAAGACCTGCTTGGCTTGTACGCTAAAGCAAAAGAATGGCATACCGAAGGCTTTAACCTTCGAGGGATATTTGACTGTCCGAATGGGAATTGTGAAAGACCGTTCGTGATTGGTATTGAATCTGGACAGTTGCTTGGAGTTGCATGCACAGTGTTCTATCAGTACGAGAAGCCAGGGCGTACAAAAAAGGCGCTGCGTGAAACATTCGATGGCGAAGTATTTGGTGGTAGAACACCACCATAGTGGAAGAAGGTAAATGGTCAGAGAGAAGTTCAAGGATGGGAAGCCAGAATGCCGGATGTCCGGCTGCGGGGAGTTTGGAGACCCTAACTTCACCTGCTCAAAATGCCGCCAACGAAACGTGTTCTTTTGCGCAGATTGCCAGCCTCTTCTGATATCGGATCTGATGGCGCTTGGACAGGTGGTCGTGATATGCCCATCCTGCTTTGTCGTGAACCGTGATTTGCTGGTTCCTGACCTCCCCTAGGTAATCTTCTTGGCAGAAAGCATGGTCATAAAAGCGCGCTGTAAGTCCTGCAAGAACGCAGCAAAGATAACGTTGCCGCAAGGCTCAAAAGGAACCGTGAAAATAAAGTGCCGAGACTGCGGAGACGTAGCCATTGTCGTGCTTAGGTAATCTTCTCGGCAGAAGATAATAAATGGAGGATTTATGAGCATGTCACCTGAAGACCGTGCAGCCCTGGTGAACGACCTTCGCGGTCTCATCGAGAACCGCGAGAAGATGGCGGCCGACGTCCGAGCCATCCTGTCCGATGAAATCCCGAAGGCAGTCGCAAAGGCGCTCGGGGAGCGGCAACACGCGCCGTTCGGATCGCTCGAGAACCTTGACCGCCCCTCGTACCTCACGGATCCGTCTCCGAAGGGCTCGTCGGACTTCGTGCTCACGCCTGCTCGCGGAGACGTCGTCCACCGCGCCCTCAAACAGCCGCTCTATGACACTCTGATCGTCCCGGAAGAGGGGATCACGGCAGAGCGGGAGATCTCGCTCTTCACCGACCACAAGGCGTTTCCGAACGGTGCCCAGAAGATGCGTCGCCACACGAACATGAACCTGGATGGCTATCTTGGGGTTCCTCTGGAGTACGATCTTTCGTCTCTCGAGCTGCGCTTCGAAAAGTGGTCTCACGCGGACGACGTTCAGAAGGTTCTCCGCGGGTTGTGTCTGACCTGGGTGTTCGGACAGCAGACCGCGTGGCTCAAGCTCGCCGCCTCCGGATTCAAGCTGCTTTTCGTCCTCCCTCACGAGGTCGAGAACATGGAGGAGGAGGTCCGTCGCCAGATCGCAGCATTCTCCGAGAGCTCCGTCTGGCCCGCTTGGACGCACGACATGAAGGTCGACGGCAAGCCTCGTCGGATCGACTCCACCGAGAGTTTCCGGTGCGGCGTCGAATGTGCCGTATCCGAGCTGCACGGGCCAGTGACGGTGAAAGTCCTGATGCAGGACACCCTCTACGCGGCGTTGTAGTCTCCCTAGGTAATCTTCTTGGTGGAAGATAAACGGCACAGAAGCTGTGTTCTGTGCCATTTTCCTGATGCAATTCCGCTGAACGGCTGCTAGGATATCTGGAGATCAGAGGGGTCGATGACGCTCAGCACCGGGCTCACTTCAGGTGGACTTCCGTTCACACCTCCAACAGATCGGACACTCTCATGACGATCGCTGAGCTAGTGAAGGCCGTCGACGAGTTCGTCGAGAAGCACCAGCCGCCGGGCGTCAAGAGCGTCGCCGGCGGGATGAGGGAGGACCTGCTCCGGGTCGTCCAGCGGGCCGTCGACTACGGCGAGGGCAAGGAGCAGAGCAAGATCTCCGGGATCGCATTCAAGCTGATCAAGATGCTCGGGGGCGGACTTCGTGAGTGACGCGAAGGACCTGGCGAACATGATCGAGGTGATCTACCGGGAGGTCACCGAGGATCGCGCCGAGATCACGGAGTGGGAAGACAAATTCCTGAACGACATGAACGGGTTGCTTGCCTTCGACCTTGCACTGTCCGTGGACCAGGAGAAGAAGCTTGTCGAGATCTGGAAGCGGGTGACGGGGCTGTGAGAATTAGCCTGAATCTTGGAAAGTACGCAACCATCAACAAGGTCGATTACTACATCGTCTGCCCGTTCAAGTGGTTCGCGAAGAGGAGTAAAAACGGGACCTGGTATGCGCAGGCAAACGTTAGGTTCGAGTCCGGGGCGCGTGGGACAATCTTCATGCATCGACTCATCGCTGGATCTCCAAAGGGGAAGGAAGTTGACCATAGGAACCATGACGGGCTCGACAACAGGCGTCGTAACCTGAGGATCTGCACGGGGACGCAAAACAGAAGGAACCGTAGGCCTTCCACAGGGAAACGATTCAAGGGTGTGTACTACGCGGCTGACAGAAGCGGTTGGCGTGCGAACATAAAGATCGACGGGAAGACACGGTCTCTCGGTGTCTTTGACTCAGAAGTTAAGGCCGCGCGCGCCTATGACAAGGTGGCAATGAAAGTACAAGGAGGGTTTTCGTGCCTGAACTTCCCCTGAGATTTTGGCTCCAACTGGAGAGCTGCTTACAGCTCCCCAATTGGAGCCAGGCCACCGCTTCGAGGTTTTTACCGTCCGCAACAGGCGGGCAGCTCATTCCCTTTCAAAGGCGGCCTAGCCCTGGAGAGAGGGGGAAACAGAAGAGGGCGCAGATCCCTGCGCCTTCCTCCGTCTCCCCGCGTGAGCTTACCTCATGTGGGTAGTCTAGTCCTGGAAACTTCGTAAAGCAAGGGAGAATCGCATGGACGTGCTCTGGTTGCCGGCCGGTCCGATCGGTTTCCGTGCCAAAAAGAACTCGAAGATCGAGGACGGGAAGCCGATCATCGATGTCGTCTACGAGGAGGGCGCGATCCTCGCGGTCCGGAAGGATGGCGACGAGGTCCTGTTCGCCTCCGCCGAGTCGACCGCGGAGGACCGCCGGCCGCTCGTCTGGATCTCCCTCGAAGAGTTCTCGGTGAACCCCGTGGCGATCGCCGTCGAGGATGACTTCCTCGAGGACGACCCGCACCCCGTCGGCAGCGTCGTTGAGGCTCCGCCGGCCCCCGGCGGCCCGACGGGTCCGACTGTTCGTCGTCGGTCGTCCGAGAAGTAGAGGAGGATGCCGTGGCGAAGGGCGAGCAGGACACCTACGAGGTCTGGGCCCAGAAGGCCGCGCTGAACGCCGAGACGAAGCAGCGCGACTGGGTCCGGATCATCGACCCGGCGAAGGACAACGGCGGCGTCTTCGAGAACCCGAACGATGCGCTGGCGGCCGCCAACGTCGCTGCCGACCAGCCTGACAACTGGGAGGTCGTCGTCGTCAAAAGGATCCCGTATCTACGCCTGAACGCCGTCGGGAAGACTCGTGTCACGCGCGAGGAACTCGATGGTGACGAACCTGCTTCGAAGGAGCCGAAGCCGAAGCGTGAGTGGCGTTCACCGACCGAGATTTAGAGACCAGAAGAAGGAGACGATAGCCATGCAGACCTCGTACGAAGTGTGGATGCTCCGGGCTGACGGGATCGTCGAGCAGCCGACCGACAAGGACGGACTGATGACCCGGTACGACAACCAGGACAAGGCGAACGACTTCGCCCGGGAGGTCGCCGACCGGGACGACGTCCAGGAGGTCTACCTGAACGAGATGCGGACGGTGAAGACCATCCCCGGGAAGATGCTCAAGGACATCCGCGTCGGCCAGTGCCCGAAGTGCAAGGGCCAGCTCGAGGAGCCGATCGTCCAGCTCGAGTTCGAGTGTCCGGAGCTCCTCCAGAAGCCACCGGACTCTCTCAAGAACGACCCGAAGGGTCTCCAGGTCTGGCGGGAGCAGCTGAAGGCGCTCGGCCAGCAGCCGTCGACGCGGACGCTCATGGTCGGCGACAAGGACCACCCGTTCTACCGCTGTCCGACCTGCCTGCCGGACCTGGCGCAGGCGATCCGGATGCTCCGGGCGGAGATCGACCCGGCGGTCGGCATGTTCAACTGGTCGTACGTGGTCGTGATCTTCGCGTCCGGGAAGCGGTCCGAGCAGATCATCAAGCCGAGGATTACGGGGTGACGCCGAACGACGGACAGCTCCCGCTCCCGCTCCCGAACTTCCAGGGCAGCCTGAAGCCGGCCCCCTGGAGCTCGTTCGTGCCGGCTCGTAGAGCCCGGCGAATCTCGTCGACGGAGAACTTCCGCTGCACGATCGTGATCACGCAGGAGATGCGGGACCGGTGGAAGCGCCAGGCGGATCCGAAGTGCGAGCGCTGTTCCGGCGAAGGCCTGATCTTCCAGGTCAAAGAGCTTGAAACACTTCTGACTTTGTGCGACTGTTGGGAGAAGCGACCGGGGGTGGAAAGTGAGGGCTAGCATGGCCGAGCCACCCGTCAAGGTGAAGAGGTACGCACAAGGGAAGATCCTGCAGGGCGACCAGGCCGCCGCCAGGTTCCTCTGCGGCATGGACGGTCGCTGGAAGAAGCATCTGATCGGCGGCGTCATCAACACGGCCTGGGAGATCGCCGTCCCGTACGATCCGACGATCCCGAGGCTCATGCTCCCGATCGAGGAGTCGATCCCGACGGGGCCCGCCTGCTTCGAGGCGGCGATCGGCTTCTACCGGGCCGTTGACCGTGTCCTAGTCCACTGCGCGGCCGGCCAGAATCGATCGATGGCGGTGACCGCGGCGCTCCTGGTCGTGACTCAGGGGATGTCGCTCGAACAGGCCATGAAGATAACGAACCCGGATCTCCCGATGGAGCTCCGAGACTCCCTCGAGCGCTGGGCCAGTATCAGAGAAGACTAGGAGGAATCGTGGCTGAGAAGACGACAGAGGACAAAGTCGCGAAGATCCTGGACGGCTACGCCGGGATCTACAAGCGTTGCCTCAAGGTCGCCGACGAGATCCTCTCGGAAGGTCAGAAGGGCGAGTTCATGGAGGCGGACCCCGAGCGCCGGGTCGACATCGCCCGGGACCTCTTCAATCGGTACTTCGACGACCAGATCACGCTGACGAAGGACTCGAAGATAATGACCGTGGTGACGGATATGATCGGACAGCTTACCAGGGGGAGATTACCGTGACGGAAGAAAAGGCATCAGCGGCGACCGCGCCGGCGGCCCAGGCGCTCATCGGCAGCAAGGTCCAGGAGATGGTCGACGGCACTCCCGAGATCATGAAGGAGCTGATGCAGCAGTTCATCACCCAGAAGGACCTGAACGACCGGGTCCGGATCCGGATGCGAATGAAGTCCATCCTCGACCTGGTCTCGGTCGACACGGTCTACCCGAAGACGGCCGCGCCGAGACCTCGCCCGAATCCGTACGCCGCCGGCCCAGCGCCGTACATGCTCCCCCCTGCGCCCGGAGGGTTAGGGGATGGTGGGGTCGTCGCTGATCCTGTCGAGGTTCCTGGAGCTGTTCCGGCCCCTCAAAACGATGATATACTGGGCGGGTAGAGTACTCAGAGAAAGGAAACTGCCATGGAAACGATCCAGAATCACGCGGCCGAGCCGGCCGTCGACGTCCAGCTGAACGTCACGGGCCACAACGGCCACACCGAGCTGTCCTTCACGAAGGACTCGGTCCGCGTCAAGTGGGCGGAGACCGGCGTCGTCGAGCGCGGCCTGATCAAGAGCTTGATCCAGACCTCGCAGCTCTTCGGCTTCAAGGCCTTCAACGTCGACGCCGACGGGAAGGCCGCGGACGCGGTCACGAAGCTGCCCGGCATCTTCCAGGGGAAGAAGGGCGAGGTCCTGCTCGAGGGCGAGCCGAAGAAGGTCAAGCTCCTGTGCGAGGAGATGATCAACGGCGAAATCAAGGACGGCAAGATGGTCTTCGAGGCCCAGAAAGACGGGACCTGGAAGATCCTCCGGGAGCCCGGCGAGTTCAAGGCCGACGAGAAGAAGTCCGTCACGACTTCCTCGAAGGTCGGCGGCGGCTAAACCGTGCGCCGTGGCAACGGCTGGGGCGATCGCGCCCAGTACAGCTACTGGACTGCGCTTGCTGTCGGCCAGGTCGACGTGCCGGAACGTCGCGCCATGGAGCTCCTCGAGTCGGTCTGTGACCCGTACCGATTCGCCATCTACTGTCACACCGGCGACATGCCGGCGCGCGGGAACCTGACCGGGACGATCTTCCTGATCCGTCGGCGCGGCCGCGTCGGAGAACTCGAGGACGGCGTCGAGGTCGCCAGCTGGTGCATCTCGATCGGCCCGCACTTCGGCGTCCCCGGGACCGACAACGTCGTCGTCCTGAAGGCGATGCTCGAGGGCGAGGAGGCGGAGTTCCGGCGGATCGGGAACCGGTCGCCCCACGGGCCGTGGTACCACGGCCCGGGCAAGAGGCCTCGGTCGACGGAGAATGTCACGAACCCGTACACCTACCAGTTCATACCGAAAGACCACCGTCACCTCCACCCAACGGTACGGTTCGACGCTCCGGATCCAATCGAGCTGGAACGAGAGATCCAAAGCCTCGAAACGGTCGAGGCCGGCGTGGTCGAGCTCGCGATCGCTCGATCGACGCTCAACTACCGGGAAGCCCTGGATAGCTTCCAGTCGTCCCACCGCCGCCGGCGCTCGCATATGGCGTACTACGGCCACGGAAACGCCCAGGGCGGCCTGGCGGACTACATCCAGCCCGCCGGCGACGGGATCGCCCAGGATCTTCGGGAGCGGATCGCTGAAGAGGTCCAGGTTGAGCTCGACCGGGCTGAAGAGCAGCAGCCTGATCCCGTGTGGTTCGGCGATCAGGACTTCGACGACGGCGACGATAACGTAGGACCTGACGGGCAGGTCTGGCAAGAGCCCTGGTGGGATCGCCAGCCAGGGGCGGTCCAGTACCTGCAGCCGGCCGTCCCTGGAGGCCTCTTCGGCAACGTCGACGCTCCTCAGGCTGTCATGCGTCGGAACCCACTCGACGGCCAGTTCTACCCTCTCTAGGCTCATGATCCTCCGTGTGGGGCCGCGGGGCCGCCAGGGATGCCGGCCCCGCGGCCTTTTAACGGGCGGAGGTCCTGGAGGTCGGACCTGGAGCGTCTGATCGTTCTGGGGGCCCGCCAAAGGCCTCCGGACCACGGGTCTTGGAGAGGAAAGAGGCCTCTAGTGAGGTTTTAGAGGACGTATGAAACGTGTGCCGGTCGGAAAGGAAGGCCTGTCGGCGCTCGTCGACGACGAGGACTTCGAGCGCGTCTCGAAGTATAGCTGGTTCCCGGATCCAAGGCCAAACGGCCTGATCTACGTGAAAGGTCGAGTCAACGGACGGTGGACCCGTCTCCACCGGTTCATTCTCGGACTCACCACTGGAGTCGGGATGGTCGACCACGAGGACGGGGATGGCCTGAACAACCAGAGGAAGAACATCACGCCAACCAGTCGCTCGGTCAATACCAGGAATGGACGGAAGCACCGGAATGCGGCCTCGAGGTATCGAGGCGTTGGACGTCTCGGTGAAAGGTGGACAGCTCGCCTAACGCTCGGGATCTTCGAGACGGAAGAGGAAGCCGCCAGGGCATACGCCAAGGCCTACAAGGGCTACTTCGGAGCGCCACCAAAGCACCCCTCCAGGTAGAAATACCCATCTCCCAGTGGCACAGAATCCCCATTCTGTGCAGAATTCCGTTTTCTACTTGACACCCACAGTACCGTGGTTATATACTCTGGTAGATGAGGCGAGTGCCTCACGGAAGGAGATTGCTATGCAGAAGCTGGACCTGTACATCGGTGGCGGAGATCCCAAGGTCACGCGCGAGCTCGTCGACGCGGTCAAGACGCCGGCGGCCGACGGCCGCTGGTACCCGATCGCGCACGGGCGGCTGCTCTCCCAGGTGGACGCGACCCTGCGGCGCGCCGGCCTGGAGGTCGTGAACGAGGCTCACTGCCTGTCCCGTGAGGGCGAGCGGTACTTCGGCCTCCTGCAGGTGATGGACCTGCGCCGGGTCGACGAGGACTACTCCCTGGTGATCGGGCTCCGGAACAGCCACGACAAGTCGATCGTGGCGGGCCTGGCGGTCGGGGCCGGCGTCCACGTCTGCTCGAACCTGTCCTTCTCCAGCGACATCCGGATCGATCGGAAGCACACCCGGCACGTCGACCGGGACCTGCCGACCCTGATCAGCAGCGCGATCGGGCAGCTCGGCGACGCCCGCCGGAGCCAGGACCGTCGGATCTCGACGTACAAGGGCCAGGAGCTCACGGCCGCGCAGGCGCACGACCTGGTCGTCCAGGCGTTCGATCAGCGGATCGTCCCGGTCACCCAGATCCCCCGGGTCCTCGCGGAGTGGCGCGCGCCCAGCCACCCGGAGTTCGCCAAGAGCCGGAACGTCTGGAGGCTCTTCAACGCCTTCACCGAGACGCTGAAAGGCAGCTCGCTCTTCCAGCGCCCTGTCGCGACCCAGGCGCTTCACGGGCTCATGGACACGGCCTGCGGGATCGCGCTGTCCAGCAACTAGCGCCCCTAGGACCCGCCGGCGGCCGCCATGGCCGCCGCGCGGATCCCGGAGACGCTTTGTGGAGATTCACGAAGGAGAAACTACCGTTTTCGGAACTAGGAAGGAGGATTACAGTGGCGAACATGTGGGACAAGTTCATCGACCTGGAGCGGCAGATCCCTGTTCTCAAGCAGCGTCTCGGGGCCGCCGAGAGGTCCGGCGAGTACCTCGACTTCGAGGTGGCCATGAAGCAGGTCCTCGTGGTCGAGGGGCGTCTCCGCGCGGTGCGCGCCCTGGCGCGGGCCCACGCGAGGAAAGCGAAGCTCAAGCTGCAGGCGGTCTGCCCGCACGAGCACCGCGTCGCGACCTCGACGAGGTACGACGCCGACACGAAGGTCTCCACGCCGCTCAGCGAGGCCTGCACGGACTGCGGCCTGCAGCTGACCCCGCGGGTGAGGGCGCTGTGAGCGCCGCGCGCCAGGTCTTGAAGGTCGCCTGCCAGCGCTGCCGGAAGCTGATGGGCTACCGTCCGTGCTCTCCGGAGCAGGCCGGGAAAACCTCGCACGGGGTCTGCCGGCGCTGCTGGGACATCCACCACTTCGACATTCCGATCACCCCGGACATCGACACGGAGTGGGCCAGGCTCGACGAGAGCTTGAAGGAGGCGCAGCTGTGAGGAAATTACCGGAGTCGGTCGAACACGAATTCCGGAAGCGGAAGCTCCGGCGCGCAATCCAGTACCTCGCGACGCAGTTCGGCGCGAAGTACCAGATGGCGATCATGGCGCTCAAGGTCCTTGGACTCGACCAGGCGTACACAAACGCGCTCCTTGAGGTCGAGAAGGAGATGCGGCTATGACCCCGCACGACATCGTCCGGAAGCTCAGATCCGATCTGCAGTACATCGCCCCGGAGGAGCTCTACGTGAAGTTCTGCAAGGCTTCCCGGGCGCTGCGGGCCGCCGAGAAGATCTACGACGACGGGCCCAGGACGGACGCCGCTGAGGAGGCGCTGGAGGTCCTTCCGGAGCTCCGGCAGATCTACGAGACCTTGCTGGTCGAGATCAACAATCAGAAGGAGGGTTCCAATGGGTAAGCCCCGTAAGCACCGCTTCCCGACCTGGACGGACGCGGAGATCAACGAGGAGGTCGCGCGGAAGTCCTTGAACGTCCACGAGATCGCCCTGCGCGAGCTCGTCCGCGGCAAGGTCACCTGGATCCAGAGCGAGGAGGTCAACTCACGTCGGATCGGCGTCTGCGCCCTCAAGGAAGCGCACGGCGGCGTGGTGATCATCCATGAGCGCGAGCACCTGGCCCCGTACTACGTCGACGAGTGGTGCAACCGGATCCGGCAGCTTTCCGCGCCGATCACGAGCCGGAAGCACATGCCAGGGTACAAGGCCTGGCTCGACTCCCAGAAGCTCGCCGACAAGGTCAAATCCCTTCAGATGGAGGCCTCGAACGAGCTCTGGCGGGAGCGGCACTCGCCGGCCGTCGGCCCGTCCGCGCCGCTCGTCGACCATATTCCCAGACCACTGTAGCCCCACTCCGGGCCCGGGCCCTCACAGGGAGCCTGGGCCTTCCGTCGGGCGGCCGCGCGTCGGCCGTCCAACAGAAGGAGGACGAGATATGGTGTGTGGATCCTGTAAGTCGAAGGTGGCGAACGTGAAGGAGCTCGAGGAGCACGCCTGCAGGTCGAAGGAGTGGGCCCGCGTGAGCGAGCTCCGCCGGCAGGGCCAGGACGAGTCGGCGAAGCGGCTCGCCCGTCGTCTCATTGGCGTGAAGGGCCCGGAGATGCCGGCGGACCGGAAGGAGTACCTCGACCGGTACAAGGTGGAGCACGCGGATGAGATCAAGGCCCGTGCGGAACTGAAGCGGTCTGTCCGCCGGCGTCTCAAGCAGCAGACCGCGCCGGCGTCGGGTCCGATTCGTAGGAAATAAGAAGGAGGTCGAAATGAGAAACGGAAGAGTTACTCAAGTGGAGATCGCTAAGGCTTGCGGGTTAGATGTAAGTTCTGCGAACAAGATACTGAATAAGTCTCGAAGGGGGACGTTCAGTCATAACACAATAAAACGCGTCTTCGCGAAAGCAAAGGAACTCGGCTACAAGCAGAGCAGCGCGAGTAAAGGGACGATGCGGAGGACGCTTGAGGAGCTCTTCCCGTCGAGCCAGACGAACATCTCCTTAGCAGTCTTGCGTGGATTACCGCCGTCTGAGATCGTTCGGATCAAGAAGATGTTGTACGGGGAACCTGACTTCAAGCTCTAACACAAAGGAGGGAGGCTCTCCGGAGTGTATTCCCTCTCTATCCGGGCCGGAGCAACTTCGCTCCGGCCCTCCTCGCGGGCGGCCCTGGTGGACCGTCCACGAGGCGAACAGAGGGTAAACGTGCGGAAGAGTGACTTAAGACGCTTCTGGTCCAAGGTTCAGATCGACCAGGCGACTGGCTGCTGGATCTGGACGGCGTCTGTCCGGACCTGGAAGGCGGAACCATGGGATGGCGGATTTTGGGCTTTCTGGCTCGACGGCCGGGTCCAGCGGGCCCACATCGTCGCGTATCGGATCCTGTTCGGTCCGGTCCCGCGCGGGAAGGTCCTCCTGCACGGGTGCGACAACCGCCGCTGCGTGAACGTCCTCGAGCACATTCAGCCGGGGACGCAGCTGGAGAACGTCAAGGATATGCTCGCCAAGGGGCGGGCCAGTCACCAGAGAGGAGCGAACCATGGCACGCGTACGGAAGTCGAAGTCGTCGTACCGGAAACTGACCGGGCTGTCCCGGGGCGTCCTGCTGACGCTCAAGAAAGGGCCGCTGTCGGTGGCAGGGGTTCTGGAGGCGATGGGGCCCAGGTCGGAGAGCGTCCACGAGGGGACCATCTGGACGATCCTCTCGAGAGCCCGACAGAATGGGCTTGTCCGACGTGAGCTCGCCGGCAGGACGTACCTCTACGAGCTGACGGCCGGCGGCGATCGTCGGGTCCGCTGGATCGAGATCAACAGGGCCCAGGACGAGGTGACCGCCGTCGCGAATCCGCCGGACGACGGGGAGGGGGACTAGATGCGCCAGTGGCTCGCGTCCGTCGCGGCGCTCATCGCCATCATCCTCTGCCTGTGGATCGCCAGGGCAAGCGCGGAGGACTTCCTGACGATCGCCGGCGCGTCCTGGCTGGTCCCGGAGATCTACCGTAGGATCGTCAGACGTTGACGGGCGGATAGTTCGGCCGGAGTCGGACGGCCGTCGTCCCGTCGCCTAGGTCCCGGACGAGCCGTCGCTGAGACCGGAATAGCCAGGTCTCCGCCTCGCCGCGGTTCCCCCAGTGCGAGTCCCGGACCTTGTATGTGAGCTGCCGGACGTAGTCGGCCCTGGTCCACCAGAAGTTCCCGAGGAAGGTCCAGCCGTTCCACATGGAGCCGACGCAGTTCGCGTCCTTGAGCGCTCGGATGCAGGCCTCCCAGTTCTCCAGGACGAACCACTCCATGTAGTGCCGCCAGTTCCGGGCGGACTCCCGCTCGCCTGGGCGGTTCCTCGAGGCCCCTTTAGTGTGGATGTACCAGGCGAGGCAATCCTCCCGCCCGCAGACGTTCTCGAGCATGGCGAGGGTCGGGTACTCGTGGAGCGCGAGGTTGTCGCCCTCGAACCCGACGGAGGTCTTGTCCTGGAGCTCGCCGGGGATCTGGACCGGCGCGCCGGTGCCGACGACCCCGAGCGTGATCCGCGCGGTCGCCTGGCCGAGGCCGGTCTGCGAGATCTTCTGGAACTGGTCGGCGACAATCTCCTCCCAGTTGTTCATCCGGGCGACGTGCATGAAGCCGTAGATCGGCAGGCCTTCGACTCTCACGGCTCGCCGACCTTCCGGGAGACCCGCTGAACGAACTTCGGGTCAACGAGCTCCTGGATCGTCCGGTCGTTGTACCGGACTGGCAGGCACAGGACTTGTCTGGCGATCCAGTCGGCCTCGGCCTGGACCTTGAACGGCGTCCGGCCGTCCGCCGGCGTGGCCTTCTTGTGCTCCGGGAAGCCGAGCTCCTCGGCGACGACGTGCCCGAGCTCGTGGGCAGACATCCCGCAGAGCTCGGCCGCGGTCAGCTCCCGGTCCGCGGCCGCGGCGAAGCAGACCCGGAGACGCTCGTGGCCGGAGTGGGCGAAGAGCCGCCACTCGCGCAGCTGGTTCCGGTCGCACTCCCGGCAGTGCCGGATCTCGACGGGTTTTAGCCATGGGAGTTGCGTGACGGCCCGGGCCAGGACCTGGCGGAACGCTCCGCGGACCCGGTCCACGGCTACCTCCCGGCTCCCGCCGGAGCGGGATCCGTCGGCCGGCGCGCCGTCGAGACCGGCTCGACGGCCAGGCGCTTCCGGATCGCCTCCATGTGCCCCTCGATCTTCTGGAGGATCTTCTCGTCGACGATCGCCTTCTTCATGGCGTCGGCGACCGGCCGGCCCTGCTCGCCGATGTGCTTCAGGTCCGAGACGATCGGCTTCAGGTTCGTGTCGAGGTCCGAGATCGCGTCGACGGTCTGCCGGTTCATCTCGATCGCGACGGTCGCGTTCGCCCGCTGCTCGAGGAAGAGCGGAACCGTGATCCCGAAGAACGCGCCGGCGATCGCGATCTGGAAGAGCGCCCCGAAGTTCCAGGCGTGCCAGGCGTTCGCCAGGACGACCAGTCCGACGACGAACACGGCCGAGGTCGCCATGCAGGTCACCCAGATCCGACGGACGCGCCGGCGGTGCTCCTCGCGGGTCGGGATCCGGTACTGGTCGGCGAGCTGGACGACCGGCTTGTTGAGCTGGTCCATTAGACCGCCTTGACGTTCATGTTCCCAATGGGTTCATGATCTCTCTGGAAGTTCTTCAGGCCGTCGGAGTGCTCCGGGATCTCCGGGGTGATCGGGTCGTAGAAGACGATCCGGATGACGTTCTCCGGGACGACACGGAGGACCCGGCGAACCTCGACGACGGAGCGGGTCTCCTTGTTCCTCCAGTACCGGACGATCCGGATCCCGCGGTAGATCGTCCCCTCGCTCGTCCGGTGCCGGACGATCGTGTACGGCGCTTCGTTCTTCGGCGCGTCGGCCATGGCTATCGCTCCTTCTTGTGCTCCGGTTCGGGGAACTCCAGGTATCCTTCTGCTCCGGGGAAACCGAAGGGAGGGTCGTGCCGGACCGCGGCGCTCATCGCGTTCACGACGTCCCGGCAGATCCGGCAGTAGTGGAGGCCCATGTAGTCCGTCGTCGCCGGGGCCGCGCACCGGAAGCAGGGACGGTGGATCTTCGCCGCCTGCCGGAGGTGCATCCAGAAGAACCACTTCCCGACGAGGACCGGGATGAGGATCGCGACGAGGAGGATGACCGTGACGATCGCGATGACCTTGATGAGGGTCACGCGGGCCTCCGTCGCCGGCGGGACGGGTTCTTCGCGAATGAGACCTTCATCCGCCGACGGCCGGCCTCGGAGCGGCCGCGCCAGTCCTTGTACATCTTCCCGATCCGGCGCGTGTTGAGCAGGCCGGTCACGAAGCCGACGACCGAGGTCACCCAGAGCCATGGGCTGATCGCACCGCGGACCTCGGCGACGATCGGGTTCGCCGCGGCCGCGGCGATGTCCTTCAGGGCCTGCTCCTCGGTGGAGAGCGGAGCGGCCGGAGCCGGCGCATCCGCCGGCGCACCGACGCCGGCGTCGGCCGACCCCTTCAGTCGGCAAGCGGCCCGGCAGACGGCGTTCCGAGCCGCCGGCGGCGTGTAGCCCTGCCGGACGAGCCCATCGACGGCGCGCCGGATCGCCTCTTTCTCCTGGTCGGTGAAAACGTTCATCGTGTCACGAATTATATCACTCGTCCGGGTACAGGTGGAAGTACTGTCGCCACCACTTCTGCTCCTTCTCGAAGTCCCTCGGCTGGAGGACCCAGAGCTGGGCGTTCTGGTAGACCGTCGCGTAGGCGAACTCGGAGCTCTCGCCATGGACGGTCAGGAAGTTGACGTGGACGTCGAGGTCCATCCCGGAGCCATCGGGCGGGTGGGAACGTTTCGCGTGGGAGTCCCACCACTTCATGGACGGGAAGTACCAGGTGTGCCCGTCGGTGTCGTCGACGATGACCGGGCCCAGGTACTCCTTGAGGTTGCTGTTCAGGGGCCGGATCGCCGGGGCCTTGAAGTTCGGGATCCACGGCTTCGTCAGGTGGAGCCAGATCATCTTCTTCTCGTGTCCCGAGCGGTTGGAGGCGACGAGCTCGCAGACGAAGTCCGTGACGATCTTCTCGATGTGGTCCACGCGCTATCCCTCCTCGGCCCCGAAGACGAGCGGTTCGTTCTCGAGCGGCAGGCGGCCCGGCGGGCAGGCGTACCAGAGGACGTGGTCCTTGTACGGCTCGACTTGCATGACCGACCAACCCTGGCTCCGGTACTGGTTCAGGCGCTCGTAGAGCGCCGGCTCTCCGATCACGAGCGGATCGAGCGTCACGCAGGCCTCGCCGGCGAGCTGCGGCCGCGGTCCGGTGAACTGGTGCAGGTTGAACTTCCCGAGACCGGAGTCCGACAGGATCCGACCGAGAGCCCTCCGGATCGCCTGGGCCGCCCGCCAGTGCGGGAAGCCGGCCTCGACCATCCGGCGGTGCGTGGAGAGCGCAGCCCGGTACTGGGAGGTCGTCAAGGTCATGTAGACCTCGGAGTGCCAGTCTTCCTCGGACCGCTACGGAAAAGTGATGTCCAGACCGCTCGTCTCGGACTCCAGCCGGCGGCGATCCGCTGCCGGATTCGGTGGGACGGAACTCCGGAAAGATCGGACCACCCTGCGTAGCTCCGTGTCTGCCTGTGGATCGTCAGGAGACAGTCCCGTCGGTTGTTCGACTGCTCCTTCGGGGTCGCCCAGCGGACGTTCCCGGGGGAGTACCCGCGGTCGTTCTTGATCCGGTCGAGGGTGTGCCTCGGGGACGGCCGGCGGCCCATGTCAGCCAGGAACGCCGGGTACGACTTCCTCCACCGGGCGCAGACCGTGATCCCACGGGACCGGTAGACTTTCCTCTTCTCCTCGTCGAGACTCCGGCAGCGACAGAGCATCGACTTCCAGGAGATGTACTCCGGGGTCGTTCGAAGTCCGCTCTCTCTGTGTTTTATGAGCGGCATAACTATTTACTTCCTCACGCCGAGAGGACCTTATGCACCCACCCCACCCCGGAGAGGATGCTGCCGACGCCCATAAGCGTCGCGGGGATCCCAAGGGGGTCGCTGAAGAAGCCGACGCCGGCCTCGGCCGGCGGGAGGGTCCGGGACGCCCGGACGACCGCCCGGGCCGCGAGCGCGATCGCCCGCGCCGGCGGGAGGCCGTCGTCCCGCGTCAGGTGGACGGCGTACTCCGCGGCGACGCGGATCCCGAGGTCCAGTCTCGCGTCCATCTACGGCGTCTCGGCTTTCTTCAGACGTTTCATGAGTTCCGTGCGCTGCTCCTGGAGCTCCGGGGTCAACTCACCGGCCTCGACGTGGTCCTCCTCGAGCTGGATGAAGTCCCGGGCGAGCTCGTAGTCCCCCGCGTTCAGGGCCCGGAGCGCGCCGGCGGCGTTGTGGTCGTTCGCCTCCTCGAGGGTATCGGCGCAGAAGTCCGTGATCGCGCCGATGTCCCACTTCGCCTGCCTGGCGACGTCCTCCGGCTTGATCTTCGGCACGAGGTCCCCTACTTTCTCATCGCCTGCAGGTACCGGATCGCTCCGGCCATCTCGGCGTCCCGCATGGCGATCTCGAAGATCGCGAGCATCGCGGCCCGGACCGCCTGCTCCCGGTCCATCTGCCCGGACGCGAAGACTCGCTCGGCGTGCCGGGCGGCCTCCGAGACGAGCTCGTTCATCCGCTTGGTGACGCTCTCGACGAGCCGGCGCATCTCGGTCTCGACCTTCGGGTGGACCGTCTGCCCGAGGGAGTCGACGTAGAGGTGTTCCCCCAGGGAGTCGACGTACAGTCTCGACATAGAACCCTCCTCAGGCGCTCGGGACGGACTCGGCGAGCAGGTCCCGGGCGGTCTCCGCCCACTGGCGGGCGTTCGTCCGGACCAGGCAGCGGTTTTCGATCGTCCACTTCCGGGACAGCTTCCCTCTCCTCTGGAGGTCGTCGGGAGGCATGTTCAGGGCCTCCTCGAGGGCCTGCTCCCAGAAGTCGTCCGGAACAAAGACACGTCCGGACTCCGGTGGGAGTTCTTTATACTCTCCGACAGAAGAGAGAAGCGACGGGTACCCGCAGGCCGAGTACTCGAGGAACTTCACGGCGGACTTCGAGGCGTTGAACGGCGTGTCCTCGAGCGGCGCGATCGCGACGTCCGCGCCGACCCGGGCGAGCGTCTCGCTGTACTCCGGGAAGTCGACGAAGCGCATCTGGTCGATGTACTGGAAGACCTCGGAGAGGTCCTTCGGGAGAGACTCCCCGAAGAGCGTGAAGCGGACCTTCCCGGCGTGCCGGGCGAGGACCCGAGCAATCGCCGGCGAGGCGACCGCGAGGTCCCGGGCGTGCGTTGGGCTGCCGGCCCAGAGGATCCGGAAGACGTCTCCGGTCGGCTCGTTCCGCTTCGGCAGGATCGATGCCGAGACGAGATTTGGGAGGACCTTCACGACCTTCGCGCGGCCGCGGACGTGGTCCGCCAGGTCCTGAGTGCTGGTCGTGACGAGATCCGCCAGCTCGATCATCGACCAGACCTCCGCGATCTTCTCCTTGTTGTAGACCCAGGAGGAAGGGTTCGCCACCGGAAGCGCGTCGAATCGATCGTCGATATCGTAGACAATCCGGACGCCGGAGGACTTCGCCTGCCGGACGATATCGAGCAGGATCGGTGCCGTGACCAGCTGGATCCAGAGAATCTGGTAGCGGGTCGCCTTGTAGATGTCCAGGCGGGACGTGAAGTGCGAGACCGCCAGGCCACGCTCCATCATCGTGTCGGCCGGGAGCATCGCCCGGTAGTACGCCGAGGCCATGTCGCCGGCGGGAACGAACAGGATCCGTGGGACCTTCCGCTCGCCCATGATATCCTCGATGAAGATATCCTCGGCGTCGTGCCGGAGCTCGAGGATGTCGGAGGCGGAGCCGGACGGCCGGTTCCGGATCTGCAGGACCCGAGCGACCTTGGTCGCCTGGATCATGACCTCCGACGAGATCGGGATCACGCGGCCCTCGAACTCGATGTCCCAGCCGGACTGCTGGTCCTTGATGCCCTTCGCGCCGAGGTACAGCCGGACGGCGATCTCCGGGACATCCCGGAGGTGGTCTGCGATCGACTCCATCGACTCTCTCTCCTCTAGAATTTCAGAAGGGACTTCGCCGCGGCCAGACCGACGAGACCTCCGAGCGGCCAGGCCCACCAGGGTACGACGCTGAGCGGGTTCGCGAGGGCCTTCCCGCCGGCAACGACCTCCTGCTTCAGCGTCTGCACGAACTCCGTCGCGCCGGAGGACCAGGGCGACTCGAAGGTCGCCGAGAGCGTGCCGACCTGGATCTTGTTCAGGATATCGTCCGCCGAGTAGAGCGACTGGACCATCGTCGAGCTCAGCTGGCTGAAGCGGTTCGAGAGTAGGGCGCTGATCCCCTGCATGGCGTTCTGCGCCTCGAGGTGAAGATCGGCCTTGCTGTACGTCGGGTCCTTGTACTCGGCGATGATCGCCGTCGTCCGGTCCAGCCAGGACTGTCCGGCCGGGTCCGCCGAGGTGTCCCCGGTCGTCTCGTCGCCCATGCCGGCGTGACGCCGGCGGACCCGGACGAAGGCCCGGTTGAGTATGTGCCGGGCGCGTCCCATGGGGACACCACGATCGACGAGCGTCCGGAACGTGTCCCTGTAGACGATCGCGTGGTGTCGCATCGGTCATCTCCCGTGGAAAGCGTACCAGCCGCCGCCCATCACCGCAAGGGCCGCGAGCGCGAGTGTCGCGGTCGGAACGGACGTCCCGCCGATCTCGACCGCCGCCGGGATCGCGACCGGGCCGAGCGCGATCACCCCACCCGAAGGACCCGTGCCCGGAGCCCCGCCGGGGATCCCGACCGCGGTCGCATTCTCGATCTGGGCCCGCTGGAGCGCGATCTCCTGGGAGCGCTCGGCGAGCTGGGCCTCCTGGAGCTGGACCTTCCCGAGGTTCTTTATTGCGCCGGCCTGGATCTTCGCGCCCCAGACCGCCGAGACGACCCCGGTGACCGCTCCGACGAGCGAAGTGATCCCGCCGGTCATCGACGCCGACATCCCGAACGCTCCTTCGGGAGCGGCCGCGCCGAGGCCGGAAACACCGGCGTTCTTCGCGGCCACGTTCGCGTCGATCAGGCTCTTGACGAACGCCCGCATGTGCGGGAAGAGGTTCGGTCCGGACTCCCCTGTAATCGACCGCTGGAGGTCCTTGAGGATGATCGACCGGAAGCCGTCCTGGGTGACCCGGCGCTCGGCGATGACGTCGGTGAGGGTCGGAGACTCCGCCAGGTCCGCCGCGAAGGCGGAGGCGATCGCGTGCGCGTAGGCGACCGGATCCCGGAGCATCCGCTACCTCCGCATCTTCGAGAGCCCGTAGCCGACGCCGAGGACGAGCGCGAGGGGGAGCACCATGCCGCCGCCGCTCGGGGCCGCGCCGCCGTCGTCCGTGATGGGGGCCGGGGCGGTCCTGCCGGTCGAGTCGGCGGCCTTCTGTGTGGAGCCGTTGATCAGGGCGAGGACCTGCTCGTGCGTCATCGCCCGGACCTGGTCCGCCTGCTCCGGCGGGATCGACGCGTAGCCGTCCTGGGTCTTGATCTTCAGGCCGGTCGTCGCCCCGTTGAAGAGGACCTCGAAGCGGTCGCCGGGCTGGACGACCGCCTCGATCGACTCGCCGACGTGGTTCAGGTTGTCGATCGGGTGCTCGGTGACCTTCTGGCCCTCGACCAGGATGTCGAACGAGCCGGCGATATTCGGCGCGGAGGTCTCCTCGGCCTCGGTCATCGGCAGCTCTCCGCCGATCTGCGTGAGCTGCGCGTCGGCGGGCGCTGGACCGGCGGCCGTCGCGGCGGCCTCCTGGGAGGTGTCGGGCACCTGGTCCGGCCCGGGCCCGCCGGTGTCGGACGGGCCAGGAGCGGCCACGGACGACGGGGCACCGGAGTAGCCGGTCGATGGCGTCTGCGTACCGAGGACCGGCGGAGGGACCGCGGCCGCCGCGGCGGCGGGCGTCGGCGGTGGAACCCCCGCCGCGAGCGCCTGCGTGGCGGTCGGCGGCGCGACTGCTGCGGCGGGATTTGTCGCGCCGACCACCTGTACGTTCCCGCCCGCAGCGATCTGCTGCTGGGCGAAGGCGTTCGCGGTCGCCTGATCCGGGAAGTCCTGACTGATCTGGTTCCCGGAGGAGTCCGTTCCCATGACATACCAGTGGTTCGGCGTGGTCGGAAGGACGCCCTGGGCCTGGGCCTTCTGCATGAGCGCGACGATCGACGGGTCCGCCTGGAGCGTGCCGGCCTGACCCTCGTTGATGTAGTTGACCTTCTGGTCGACCGTGAGCGCCGCCCACTTGTCCGGCGTCAGGCCGGCCGTCGCGAAGTACTCCTGATTCTTCGCGTAGAAGTCGTCAGCCTGCTGACCGACCTGAGCTTCCTGGGCGTTGACGGCGGCCTGCATCTGTCCGGCCTCGGCCTTCCCGGCTTTAACGGCCTTCGCGGCCTCGATCTTCTTCTTCCGGAGCTCGTACGCCGCCGACAGGACCGCGGCGGCGGCGAGCGAGAGACCGCCGGTGAACGGCGCGAGCACCGCGCCGGCGACTCCGATGATGATCGGGGCGAACTTCCGGACCTCCTTCATGACGGACTTCCGGATCTTCGCGGTCGCCTTGTAGATCGGGTCGAGCCGTGCGATCTTCGCGTTCACTTTTTTGATCGTGCTGAAGATCTTCCGGTGGAAGCGCATGATCTTCTTGAAGAAGCTCCGGCCCATGCCGGCCTCGTACGCGGCCAGGCCAGACCCGCCGTCCTGCATCCCAATCTGGATCGCGTCGCCGGCTGTCATGGCGACCTGCCGGGCGAACTCCGCGTGCGGGTTCGGTGCCCGGAGGATGTTCATGACCTCGTCGCGGGACTCCGGGTCGCTCATCCCCTCGACGAGGAACTGGTGGATGTCCGGCGGGAAGGAGTGCAGGACCGCGACGTCGTTTTGGCCCAGTCCATAGAACATGTCGAAATCCTCACGACCTCAGGTCTAGACGCCGGTCACGCTCCAAGCACGACCTGTATGAGGCCGAGTGCGAGGCGCTTCGTATCTTCAATTACTTTCCAGGAACCGAAGTGGTGGCCTCCGTAGCCACCGCAACTGCCGCAGGTGCCGAAACTGCCGCCGGAGTCGCCGGAGCTGCAGGTGCCAGCGTGTCTGGAGCGCTGGCCGATACAGCCGCCGCGCTGGGTGTCGAGTGGGCACCCAGGTGAAGTTTGTTCAGTAGGCGGCCCTCCCACGCTCGCACCGTCGGGTCATCAGAAATCCCCTCAACTTCCGTAACAACGTCCGTAGGCGTCAGCGTGCCGGCCTGGGCCTTCCCGTGCAGCTTCCCGAGACTAGACAGCAGGGTACCAATCAGGTCGCCTATAGGACCGCCCAGAAGAGCGGCGAGGCCGGGGATACGACTGAGGGCCGCCCACAGGCCGCCGAGACCGGCGAAGAATCCGAGCGCGCCGTACAGGACCTTCTCGTACCACGTCATGCTGTGGTCCTGCGTGGACTGTTGACGTGAATTCGCCGCCTCTGTCGCACTGTAGGATTTCAGGTTAGTGAAGTTCTGAGGCCCGCCGTGGACGTCGATCTGCTGCTTTGAGTTCAGATAGACGTCGTTGGCGTCCAACAGGATGGTGTCGAGCGCCTTGTTGGCTGCATCTGATTGATTGGCGGCGACAGCGTCCTTAGCGGCCTTCGCCTGCGTCACGATGTCCTGCGCCGCACCTTCCGTCTGGTTGTCCACCTGGGCGTCCCCGTTGGTGTACGTGGTGCAGCCCCAGGATGATAGAACGACCAGTAGTACTATCGCCAGCAGCCAGAGCTTACGCATGTTATTCTCCTGTCGGATTCAATCTTGCAACGTTCTTTTTATACACCTTTGTGGTCTGCTTTTCCAGGCCCTTACGCTCCGTTAGGATCTTCGCCTCGAGGTATGCCTTCACTTCCTGAAGGCTATGCGTGCCGAGTTCGTCGAGCAGCGGAACGATATCAGCGATCAGGCCATTCGCCTGTGCCGTCTTCGTGTTCATCTCATCAATCCGCTGGATGCTAGAAGGGGTTGCGCCCATGGCCACCTCCCTTTAGGAGTCTATCCTCGACGATTTTCTTAAACGCCTCGAGCTCCCGGACGTGCCGCTCCTTCTCCTCGATCAGGAGAAGTTCGGCCCGGCGCGTCTCCTTCCGCTCTCCTCTGTACGCCTTCCACAACGCGACCACTGCCGCGATGAAGACAGGATAACCCACACCCACCCATGCACACTTGTCCAAACGAGCCTCCAGCCCCGGTCGTCGTTACTTCCTCTTGCACTTCGCGCTCATCTCCGTCACGTTCGCCCCGTTCAGGGTGTCTCCGAAGTACCGGACCACGCCCGCGTCGACGTCGATGTGCGCACGGACGCCGTCGGCCTGCCGGCGGCGGGCTACAGTGTTCTCCGCAGCGGTCAGCGGCTTCACCTCGACGTCCAGGCCGTCCGCGCCCTCGTGGCAGCACTCCGACAGGTTCGCCGACATGAAGTGCGTCTTTCCGACCTGCGCCCCGCAGAGGCAGGCCCCGTGCAGGTTCGCCCCGACCGCGTTCGCGCCGTCGAGCGCCGCACCACTGAGGTCCGCGCCGTGCAGATTCGACCCGACGAGACGGCAGCCGGTCAGTTTCGCGCCCGCGAGCTTCGCGCCGTGCAGGTTCGCGCCCGACAGGTCGAGCCCGCTGAGATCCTGGCCCGACAAGTCGACGCCGTGCAGGTTGAGCGAGTTCTTGACCTCTCGCCCGTTCACCACGCCGAGAGAGCCCTTCTCCGAAAGTCGCGCCAGCTCGCGCTCGATCTTTGCGCGACCCCAGGGTTCCGCTTGTTCAGCTTCGAGACGCGTCCGCTCCGCAGCCTCCCGCTCGAGGCGGGCGAGGTGCTTCGGGTTCACGTCCCAGTCGACGGCGGGCTGGCCGTCTTGTCCGATCCTCGGAGGGTTGCTCACGTCGTCGTCTCCTGATACTCTAGTCCGTACAACCCATATCCCGGTCCGCCGCCGATCCGCCGTGCCACGGCGGCGGGCTGGGATCATTTTCGGAGGTCAATGTCATTCGCGCGAAGAAAACCTTTACCTGTATTCCGGAGGAGTCCTCTGACTTTGTGACCTTTACCCTCAATGGAGAGGTCATAGTCGACTTTGAGGACGATGTCTTCGGTTATGTCCTCAAGCAGTTCGATCTTGTTGTAGCCGAGGAGTAACTCCCCTTCCATCGCGGAAGCTACGGACTTATAGAGGCCCCCAGAAGCTCCGCGTGCAACATCACGTTTCGGTAGGAATGGAAAGGCGAACATCGCCAAGATCGACTCCAGGAATATTCTACGCTTCATTCTTCGCCCTTCACGTTTTATCCCATTCGCGCAATGGTTTATGTCTGCACCACTGCCGTCAAGTAGGTGAGCGCCGGACTGACCGCGCTGCCGCCGCGCGGACCGGCCGAGTAGACGGTATCGTTGCCGATCCCAGGGTTGTACATGAGTAGATAGACGTTCCTGAAACCAACCGAAGGCGTGCTGTTATATCGACACGACAGCGGCACGTCGTTATTCCCCTTTGAAACAGCAGCAACGACGGCGGAGGTCGCCGTATTGTCGCCGATGCCAATTGCAGAATCTACGCCAACCTGACTGGCGATTGTGCCGACCGCCTGGAGGTCCACGTTGTCTTCGCCGTTGGCGATGTAACTCCCCGTATCCCCCGTACCACCATTGATCTTCGCGTAGTTTGACGGGGCAAAGTTGTAATTCGTAAACCCCGAAGCATTCGCATACGCTGGCGTCAGGTAGATCGACGAAGGGCGCCGGTTGTAGTAGTTGACACACAGACGGTTCGTGATCGAATCCTCGAAGTTCACGGTTCCGCCGTTCGAGATCGTGTAGACCCAACCGACGAATCGCCAGTTAAGCGCGTTCCCGGAATTCCCGAGATAGTAGACGCCGTTCACAAGCACAGGCGCGGTCGCCGACAGGAGGATGCCCAACGCCGCGAAGCTCGCTTGGGAGTTTGAGACGTAGCAGTAGTAAAGCGTCGTGACGGCCGGGGCACCTCCGGAGTCCATCCCGGTCGCAGAGATCAG